GGTTCCCCTGCTCGCAAGAGCATAGACGCCGCCCGGTGTGGATACCGCCACGCCCGGGCGACTGCTCCGAAACCCTCACGAGGAGGCTTCCGGCATGGGAACCGTTGTATCTCTGCATCGCAGGGGCGGCCAAGAACCGCCCCGTCAACGCCCGCCCAAGGGCCGCACGTCGCGCGCGCTTCTGCTGACACCCGAGGAGAAGCGCAACCTCTACACCTCACTCCAGAACCTTCGCCGCACCTTCGGGTCATGGCGACGACTTTCCGAGGCCATGGGCGGGGTGTCGCTCTTCGCTCTCCAGAAGGCAGCGGTCCACGGCTCACCCGCGCTGGCGCTCGCCGCTGCTCGCGCAGGACGAACGACCGTGGAGGCGATCCTCTCCGGCGCCATCACCGACGCGGGACGCTGCCCGTCATGCGGCTCGACCCTCACCCAACGCGCAGCAGGGGGTGGGCGATGAGCGGCAACGGCAAGGACAGGGCGAACCGCCCGGTGCTCAACTGGTCGGACAAGGTAGCGGTCCACAAGTGGATCGTGGACCTGCGCGAAGACGTGCAAGACGCGCTCGCCGTCGCCGATGACCAGACCCGAGCGCCGGGAGATCGAGGGCTCGGACGTCGGGCAGCTCGCGAGATGTACCGCGAAGCCGAGCACTCGATCGAGCAGCTCTTTGACGCTGCCTTGCGAGGGCTCCTCTCGTGAGGCCCACCGTTCACGAAAAGCGCCTGCGCGAGCTGGGCATCATGCACCCAGGTTCGACAGGATCGCGCCTGTCCCACATCGACACCCCCATCGCGGATGTCCTCGCCTACGGCTGGGCGGACGACGACGATCCCGCATGGGGAGCCGTCGAAGAGGTGCGCGTGGTGCTGCTCGGCCTTTCCGAAGCCAGCGGGAACGAGAGCAGCATGCTTGACCGTACCCTTCGCACCTGCGCACGCCGCCTCAAGGCTGCTCACGCCCTTGCCCTCCGCATCTCGGACCCCTACCGCGAGGAGGGCATCAAGCTGGCGGCCGAGATGCGCGCCACGGCTCCCAGCCGCTACGAAGGGCCCGAGAGCGCTCCTGAGCCTGACGACGTGGCGCAGGAGACACAGCCGACGCCGCGCTCCACGCCCAAGGAAGCCACGCCACCCCAGCGCGGCAAGAAGAAGTAGCTCCCGCCTTCCTGCCCGCATCTCTGCCCGTCGCTCGCCGTCCAGGTGGGTGGCGGGCTTCTTTCTTTCATCCTGCGACATCGCTTCACTGGACTACTACGTGTCTATCAAGTCTTTCATGCCGCTTCGCCCGGTATTGCGCACTCGATCCACAAATGCTGCGCGTCTTTGCGGGTTGGCTATATCCACAACATCATCCACGAATTGGTACAAGTCGCGTTCGATCTGCTCTCTGGATGATGTTGTGCCGCCGACAAGCATGTAGGCAAGCAGTTTCACCTTTTCTGTTAGGCGCTGCTCCCTGATCACCATCTTGTATGCGCCAAGAGTCTTGGCAACCTCCTGAGTATCCGCTTGCCAACTATGTCTTGACGGAACGATTGGCTCCATCAGGAGCAACTTGCTCTCGCCTAAAACATAGTGAGATATTGGGCCGATCGTCCTTGCCGCAGAAAGAACGCCACCACCTTGCTGTTCAGGGTAGAACGTCTTTCTTACGTATTTGGCGATTCTGAAATTTTCAAAGAACCTATAGCCGTATGTGGCACGGTTCGGCCCGCGGTAATGTTTGGCCTCATCCTCTTCTGTTACTGTGTCTACGCGCAAACTTGACAGCAAAGAATTTATCCAGGCTGTTTCATTTGTTACCGCAACGGGCACCTGTTGAGGGTTTCCCAAAATTGCTTGTGGGCCCATACTTTTAGGCAGACTGTCGAAGTCATGCACTTGGGCAAGATCATCCAGAACCATCTGGACTGTCGCCGCCGCTGCCCGACCACCAAGACAGTGTGGGCCTGGAATATGCTGCATCCTCAAAACAGAAATACCTTCATCCGCCTGTACGATGGCAGCGATCGGGATGCGCCCACCAAGGAACGGATCCGGCACAAAATGCACAAGCCTGAATCTTGCGCTCATGGCCGCCTCTCAATCAAATTGATGTAGTCCTTTACGATGCTAGGCGCGTTCATGCATCGAAACATGAGACCATTGGTGATAGATTGGACGTCAGGCTGATTCGCAATTCTGCACGCCTCTTGCGCGTATTCCGCAAGCGCACGCTTGTTAACGCGCAGCGCTTCGCTTGAACACGCCATTGCGGCATCACGAATCATGTCAACTGGAATGCCTTCGACCAAAGAGCGAATCGGCGGCGGCTCGATCCCGCGTTTTAATATCGCAGGCTCACCAATCCAGGACCATGAGAGATCGATAGAGAATATGCTCAGCCTGTCAGGCCCATCCTCTGGCTTGAGTAGCAAGTTTGCGTCGTGTCGATCGAAATTCCCTATGATCGCGTCTATAGCAACGATTTTTCCTAGATCGTCAGGATTCACGAGGTACTGTGCACGCGCTGGCGTCCAATGAACAACCGGCTCGATCACTTCACTCAGCCAAGACGTCGTACCATCCTTTACGTAAATAGCGCTATTCGGAGTGGGGACTTCAAGAGCACCAGAAAGCAGCCACCCAAGCGCTTCCGCCAGTAATTCACGACGTTCGTGTGGAACCTTGCTGACCCATCGGCGCCCTTGCTCATCGACGGTGTACTCGGCTCCCGTTGCGTTCTCGACGGGCACTGGACCGCTTACTGTAAGCGAATGGACGCTCTCGATCCTATTGGGGAGGAGTTGGGGGGCGAACGGCGGCATGGCAGCCCAAGCGGGGACATCAGCAGACCGTCCCCAAGCAGGGCCATCGTATAGGACTATCCCTGGACTTGAACCAAATAAGTAGGCCCAAGACGTACCACCGCGACTTCTCGCCCTAAACCCGACCTCCATGTCTGACCTTGCGTTCAGTATACTTAGATACTGGCGCCGACAAATGCCTAGAATTGTCACAGGTGGCCGCGAAAGTCGAGCAAAAGTTCTTGACTTTGTGATGTGTCCGTGCCCGAGACCCATCGACAGAGAGATCCTCAGTGGAGCGATCAATCCGTCGATGGATCGCTCGGTATCGCACCTTGACCAGCGCGTGCGCCGTGCCCTCTGCCAGCCCCCATACACCGCTCTCGATGCATTGACGGAGCGAGCATCCACGCATCGATCGACGCCTTTACGCACCCCTTCTGCGCGACGTAGCCCTATGACATCTGCTGTCCCACCTACCACGTTTGCCTTGTAAACAAGGCTTTTCTCGCACTTCTGGTGTGGTAGTCTCAGGACATCAAACGAAAGCGCCCCGAAGAGACGGCAATCTCCCGGGGCGCGAGAACCGAGCGGCGGACCGCCCGACCCTGCAACCCGGAGCATGGTCCTGCCGCGCGAGAAAGGCAAGGGGCGACCATGGCCAACGTGCTCCCGATGGGCACGCGCGTCCGCATCGTCGGCGCGCTGACGGAGGGCAACAGCATCCGGGCGACGGCGCGTCTGGAGAGCGTCGACAAGAACGCCGTGCTTCGGCTCGCCATCAAGGTAGGCGACGGATGCGAACGGCTCCACAACCGCCTTGTGCGTGGCGTCGCGGCCTACGTCGTCCAGTGCGACGAGACGTGGAGTTTCATCTCCAAGAAAGCGGCGCGCTGCGAGCCCGGGAAAGATCCCGAAGAGTGGGGAGACGCCTACACGTTCATCGGGCTGTGTTCGCGCTCCAAGCTCGTGATCTCCTACGTGGTCGGGAAGCGTGACGACGCGAGCACGACTGCCTTCATCGATGACCTTCGCGCTCGGCTGTGCGTGGTGCCGCACCTCTCGACGGACGGCTTCGGCTGCTACGTGCCCGCCGTTGGCGCTTCCTTCGCGGGCAGCGGCGTCGATTACGGCCAGGTGGTCAAGCAGTACCGCACTGGCTCGCGCCGCGGTCCTGACCACCGTTACGAGCCTCCGCGTGATCCCTTCATCACGAAGACGCCGGTGTTCGGTGTGCCCGACGAGAAGCTCATGAGCACGAGCCACGTGGAGCGCTTCAACCTCACCATGCGGCAGACGGTCGGCCGCACACGTAGACTCTGCCTCGCCTTCTCCAAGACGCTGCGCGGGCACCGTGCGGGCGTGGCGCTGGGCATCGCGGCGTACAACTTCTGCCGCATCCACAGCACGATCGGCATGACCCCAGCGATGGCCGCGGGGATCACCGACCACCCTTGGACCATCGGCGAGCTGGTCGAGGCTGCGTTGGCAGAGCTGGAAAGCGAGCCCGTGCCCGCTCCCGAGCCGCAACCGCTCCGCATGCCCGAAGAGCGAGCAACGCGCACCACCCGGGAGCTCCCCAACGGGCGCGGCTTCCTGCGCGTTGTCGAGGGTGGCCAGTCCTCCCCAAAGCCCTCCGCGCCTACTCATGCGCCCACCCCCTTGCGAGCTGCGCCTCGCCAGCTCTCCCTCTTCGATGGCCTCGACGATGACTCTTGACAGCAATCTCCACCCCTGCGCGCTGGTACGTAAACGCACGTCCGCGCCCGGGGTGTATGTTTTTGAAAATGAGGGTGTATGCTTTTCGCGAAAGGCATACACCACCCAGTCCCCTCGCTAGTTGGTATCGATGGTCGTCTCCTTCGCAGGCATTCTTGAGCTCGTCGAGATCGTTCCAAAGCTGAAGACGATAGTATGCGTCCTCCGTAGGATCGACGAACTTTTGGCCGGTTTCTTCTTCGTAGATCTTGGGTAGCAGGTCCTCGACCTCGCGCTTGTCGACCATCCAGATGCGTCGGATGGTCTCGAGCTCCTGTTGTGTGATGAGCTCGATGTCGCGCACATGGTCTGGACCATCTTTCCGAATCTCAGTCTGAGCTCGAAGAAGGAGGCGAAGCCACTCCGCTCGGGCGTGTTGCAGGTATGGTCCGGGGACGACCTTTGTGCCGTTTGCCATCAGGGTGACGTGGCCCTGCATCCGCCTGAAGTCACGAAGGTGACGGTCTCCGTTCTCGTTCTTGCGGAAGTCGAGGCGATTGCGCAGATCGAGCAGAGGCGCCATCCATTCGTGCTCGTCTTCGTTCTGGATCATGGCGGTCATCGACTTGTCCTCCTCGACGAGAGTGCAGACCCAGCACCCGAACCGGCTGTTGCCGCAGCTCGGGGTCGAGGTGTCGACGACGAGAGGGCACTCGTTGTCATCGCTTGCAGCGCGATACATCGCCCGGAGCATGTGGTTGTCCCAACCCCACGGGTTCTTGACCTGGCTCAAGAAGAGCCACACGTCGTCGCTCGTCCAGTCTTCGATGGGGCTGTAGACGAGCGCGTTGCCACCTAGCGCTGCGTTCGGCGACAGGCGCTCGCGGACGCGCTCCGCCTCGAGCTTCTCCATTCGCTTGCGCCTCACGACGCTCTCGGCCTTCCTTGTCCCGAGCACGAGGATCGACCCCCCAGACGTGTCGGTGGTCTCTGTGATGAACTTGTTCGACGGATCGATCTTGAGGCGCTCCGTGCACCACCTGAACTTCTGACGTGGCGCCGCATACCCGCGCCCGATGAGGTTCACCCAGAAGGTGTTCGTTGGGTCAGGTGTGAGGCGATGTGGCTGGATCGGGAGGCCCTGTGCATCGGCCTGCTCGCGCATCCTCTCGAGGCTCTTCTCCGCCCATCTGGCGACGACAGGGTTCTCGACGAGCGTGTCCGTGCTGATGACGTGGATAGGCTTCGTTCGGCGATCGTGTGGCATCGATTGGATGGCCATCCAGACGAGCTGCAACGTCGCGCTCGAGTCCTTCCCGCCCGAGTACCCAACGATCCACGGCATGTCGTCGCTCGCGTAGAGAACCTGGATCTCCTCAAGAATCTCCTTGATGATCCATGGGTTGTCGGCGATCGACAGACGCTTCGGTGCCTCCGGCTTCTTCGACACATGGTCCACGAACAACGGGAGCGACACGGGCTCTCGGCGACTCTTGGCGCTCATCACAACACCCCGTCGATGACCATCTGCCGGTCCTGGAAGTTTTTAGCGCGGCAAGTAATCTTGTTGAGCTTGTGGATCATGTGCCCACGCTCCTCCATCGCATACTCGACACAGTTCGCGCAGTTTTTGTGGCCCCGCGGGCGCCCTGGACCTGGCCGGTTATGGCCTGGCAAAGGAGGTCTCCTGCGAGCTCCGTCGCGGAGCTTCATGTCTTCGACGAATCTGAGACTTCAGATGCTCAAAATGAGCCTCCGGATCATGTGTGCGCGATGACTGAATCGGAGACCAATACAACGATGCGCCAAGTCCCTCACGCACAGGCACAAGTTGCTTGAGGCCGAACATATAGCCTCTTTTTTCCGCCTCTCGCCCGCATTTGGCGGCTGCACGAATCTTCGCGCTCACTGTTCGCTTGATGATGTCGCGCATCGAAGCATCACAGAAGGACAAATGAGAGAACGATGTGGCATGACGAAGATTTTGCCCGTCCCAATGCAAAAGTCCAAGTGTCACACGATCTCCAGAAATGTGTGACACGATTTTTTGCAGGAATCTAAACTCAACCTGCTTCATGGGACTTCCTCGCCTTTTTGTGTGGCCCAATCAAATCTGCGGCGTTACGAACAATCTGTTGCGCGCACTCTCTGCGACATTTTAGAAAATCTACGAATTTATGCTTATGCGGGTTCAGTTCATCTGGCCACCCGGATGCAGCCGTATCAATTTCGCCATCCGAGACTTTCTCAAGGCGGGCAGCGATCTCTTCCCAGTTCGAGATTTCTGCATTGCGTGACAACGCATTATACATGATATGGTGGCGAAAGCTCGCGGCCGCATTGATTACAGTCTGTTGCGCTAGATCAGAACCGCTAACTCCACGTCGATCAATCCCAACGAAGGCCGATCCATGGTCAAGCGCAACAAGGTGATCGTGAAACCAAACCGCATTGGGATTTTCGGTTCGACGGTCGTCGTGCCTAATGTATGCATCCAGCGCAAACAGTGCGACTCCCCACTTTTGTGTGGCCGCCTTGCCTTGAACCCCTTTTCAAGTGTAGATGCCAGCGATGCAACAGGACGGTAAGCCATCGAAGTATGGGTAACCCAGTTGGTCACAAGTGCAAGCATGGAGAAAAATGCCGCAAAGGCATCCCGCCAATGAAGGCAGGTTGTTTCTTGTGTAGTAGCATGCGCTGGGTGGTCTTCATAGGCGACGCCGGGGACCATTGAGCAAGCGGTCAAACCACAATCAATGACTGCGGTCATTTGGAGTCGACTGCGGTAATTACCGCACCACCCAACTCTGGCCCATCCTTGAAGGACGGGGATCCAGTTGATGTCTGGGGCGAGCCGACGCAACGCGACGAAATTCTCGATGGTGCGCCGCTGGTGCTCGGCGACCGACATGCCTGTCCCATGGAATATGACCTCTGCGCCGTCGCCGAACCGCTCCGCCTCGCGCACGCTCGCGGCGAGAACTGGACCCGCCTCACGAGCCCACGCGAGCCATCTTTGCAGGTCGATACGAGGCGGGCGTTTGCGGGGGCTTCGGCATATCCGGCATAGCCCTGCTCGGTCCAGCTTGCCCTTGCACGCTGCATGCGGGCACGACGCCTGCTTGACGAGTCCGTGGATGACCTGCGGCTCGCACATCCAATCCTGTGGCGCGGCCCAGAGCATGCGCCCGATGGCGTGCTTGTATCGGCGGACCTCCTCGATGTAATCGGCGACATCGACGGTCCACCGACCGTAGAGTTGAAGCTCTGTGAACCCGCCCGAGTCGAGCGCCCATGGCACTACCGCCACGGGCAGGCTCTTCATTGTGTGCAGCGTGCGCCTCGAGATGAACAGAGGAACGGTCGCATCGCGTAGCCACCCTGGCTTGTGTGTTCCAAGGAAGAAGCGATCACCCCAGCATGATGTCGGGTTGACCTGTGCTCCGGCAATGTCGACCGTTTCTCTCATCAGCTTCGTTTCTTTTTGGCCAGCTTGAACGCGCGACGCGACGATCCATCGGCAACGACAACCTGGGCGACGCGATAGTCCTTCTTGTCGGAGCCTATTTTAGGATTTTCCTGCGCTTAACATTGAGGATGCGCACCTTTGCGCATAAAGTCAACCCATGTCATGGGGCGATGCGTAACTCGTCACGACAAGTTCTCGGCGTGTGCCACGTGACTCAGCTTTGCGCGAGATGGTCGTTGGGGCATCGATTTCGTGGATGGTCCACCGCCCGAAGAGGGCTCGGACGCGGTCTGTGTCGCCGTTGCTCATGACCCATGGGACGCCTCTACGGTCGAGCTCGAGGCACACATCCTTGAGCCGTTCGATGTCTGGTCGTTGCACCTCGCGATCGAATAGTCCGACCTGCTCACTACCACCACGGAACCCACCCGCTTGATAGCCGGACCATGTGCCGTCGTATGGAGGGTCGAGGTACACGAAGTCGCCTTTTTTGGCTAGCATGGCAGCCTGCTCGAAGTCGAGATGTCGGACCTCGGCAAGCTCCAGTGCCTTCGAGCAGGACCTGAGAAGGGCTGCGTCGCAGATGTTCGGGGCCTTGGTCCACTTCCCCCAGCTCGCATTGAACCGTCCTCGCGAGTCGACGCGATGCAACCCGTTGAAGCAGAGCTTGTGCAGGAAGATGAACGATGCCCCCACCTTGACGATTGGCGCGTCCTTTCGATCGTTGTACGAAGCCCGCACCTCGTAGTACATATCCTCGGCCGCACGAGGATCTCCGGCGATGAGCATGACCATCTTCGAGCTCATCTCACCGAGTGTGCCAATGAGATCGTCGACATGATCTCGGACCGATAGGTAGGAGGCGATGAGGCCATGGTCGGTGTCGGAGAGAGCGACACGCAGCCCGCGCGGTAGCGCCCATCTATAGGTGATCGCTCCTGCGCCAGCGAATGGCTCCATGTAGGTGCCAGCGATGGCATCCGATGGGAAGTGCTTGATGAGCTCTTCGCCGAGCTTCCACTTCCCACCCGGCCATTTGATGAACGGCCGGGCGACGGAGACGAACCCGACTTCGCCATCCGCGTCCTCGATAGTCGCTTCCGTCGCCTCGGTCGTCATGATCAGCCCTTGGCCTTTGTTGATCGCTTCCGCCCGCGGCCCTTGGCAGGTTCTGCCTTCTCCTCCGATTCGGAAGACTTGCCCTGATGGACGTCGAGTTGTCGAGGATCCGTCTCCCCGAACCTCCAGAGCAGATCGCCAGTGTTGTCGGGGAGTCGCCCTCGGCTCACGATTTCCTCATCCACGAGCCATCCGATGGCCGACTCGAGGAAGCTCGCGCACGGGCCCACGGAGAAGTCCTCGCCTGTCTCGTTCTTCAGATCGGAAGCGAGGTCCGAGACCCGAAGACCAACCTCTCCCGCCTTCGACACGCGGTCGAGCACCTGCGCTCGGATCCCGTAGCTGTAGATGCCAGACTTCATGTCGATGAGCCCGGTGTTCACAGCGGAAGCCACCGCTGCGGAGACCATGGTCTTGACGGAAGGGGTCGGGTTGGTGATCGACGCGACGTCGCACGTCGCCTGCACGATCGCTTCGCGCGACAGTCCTTCCCCACCGCTCAAAATCGCCGCCCGGACGACGAACGGACGGAGCCCCTTCGCGGAGAGCTCCACGCTCACCTTGGGCTCCGGCGATGGCTTTCCCTGCTCCGCTTCCTGTTCGGCGACTGGTTCGGCGACTGGTTGACCCTCTTCATCGTCGGGCGTGGTCGTTTCGGATTCCGTTTTCGGCGTTGGCGTGGCCGAGGCAGCATCGGCGAATGCCTGGGCTGGCGTCATGGACTCACGGAGGAGCTCGCGATCGTCCGCGACCGCTCGTACCACGCGCACGGGTCCATAGGTGGTTGTGACGATCACGGCATAGGCGTCGACCTCGTAGGTCCTCTCGTCGCCGTGACGCAGGCTCTGGAGCGCACGCTTGCGCTCTTCGAGCTCGGAGATGCGGGACTTCGCGTCCTTTTCGGTGGCACCCGCCGAGAGCTTGGCCCCGTCGATGCGCGCCCTGTGCTCCTTGATTTCGTCCTCGATCTTCGCGACCTCGACGAACATTCTCGCGAGCGCATGGTCGTCGATCTTCTCGGTCACGATGTGTTGGATCACCTGACGTTGAGGCTTCGGCGCTGGCACCAGAGGGGCCACAGCGTCGTGAAAGAGATGACCGATGCCCTTGTTGTCGAGCAGGCGCCGAAGCGCGTTGAGGTGTGCGTCCGCCTGAAGCCTCGCCTTGCGCTCGTCCTCGTAGCGTTCCGTCGCCTTCCGTTCGAACTCCGTACGGTCCGCCGCTGCCTTGGTCTCAGCCTCGAGCCGGTTCACGTCGTAGAGCGTTGTTGCCCCGGGAACGGTTGGCGTCACGAGCGCCTTCGCACCCGTGGTGAGTATTTCGAAGCGGTTCGAAGCCACGGAGAAGGCGCTGGACTTCTCCTCGAGCCACGTCCCCTCTCGTTCGTCTTCATCATCGCCATCGTCTGTCCTTCGATGGATTTCCAGCGCCGCTGTTCTCTCGAAAAGGATCCCAGCTTCGGCGAGCGCCTTGAGGTCCATGGCCACCACATCCACGGGAAGCTCCACGCTGAACCCGGCAGGCACCATCGGCTTTTTCCCTGAAAGGATGTCGACCACCTCCTCCGCGAAGACGGCAGCGTTCGGTGCGTCGGCTGTTGCACAGATAACTGCCGCGAGGATCGATGTCCTGCGCGCGACGATCTTCGACGGGGTGTCGAGCTCGGCACGAAGTTCGGCCGTCGCCTCCCAACGAGGAGGCGCGTCCTTCCCGTCGCCCGGGAGCTTGCGCGCGCGCGGCGGATCCATCGCCGCGTACTTGTCGAGCTCTGCCTCGATGGGCCCTCCAGCTACGTAGGGCCCTGGCCTCGCGTTCACGCCCTCCTGGATCTCCTCCAAGGTCACTGGCCCCGTGGCCCCGACGAGCTCGAGCGCGACATCTTCCGGCAGCATGGACCTCTTCTCATCGCTGACGGTCGTTTCATGTCCCGCATCGGCAACCGGCTCCGTCGCTGTTGCGGCCGCGCGCGCCCACTCGTCGCGGACGTTGGACGCCTTTTCGCCGCCCATCTTGCTCAAGTCCATGGCGTTATTCCGCCCACCTGTGTCCATAAGTCTCCCTCGCCCGCCCACGCGGATGCCACCAAGGCGCCGACCAAGACGGGAAATCGTCGTGAGCCTATGCACGGCGCATGGCAGGTGTCAAGTGACTCGAGATATTAGACTCGGGACAGTTGACACCTGCGTGGAAGACGTCGCAAGCTGGAGCTATGGGTAAGACCAGAACAATTGCCGCTCCGAATGCGTCCGCCATCGTCGCTCTCCGCAAGGCACTCGGACTGTCACAGCAACAGGTCGCAAACCGTGGAGGGATCACCCGGGACGTCGTGACGACGAACGAGCGCGGGGCACGCAAGCTGACGAGCTTCCCTGCTCGCGTCGGGCTGGCCAAGGGGCTCGGCATCACCCTCGACGAATTCAACGAGCTGGTCGACGGGCAGGTGGAGGTGGAGGTCCTCGCGGACCGTGTACGAACTCGCGAGCCAGCAAACCAGGAATCCGACGTCCAGTCCGTTCGCTGATCAACAACGCCTGAGGCGGTCTGCGGCGACGCCGCGACGAGGAGGAGCCTTGCCCAAAGCGTTCGACAAGCTGGTCGCATTTGTCGCCCTGTTCGAGGGACGGATACGGATAGAAGCGGCACGAGGGGCCAAGGTGGGCACGCAGCGCGCTGTGCTGGGAGCGTTGATCGCTCGGGCCAACGAAACAGGAGAGGTGCCGCCTGGGCTCGCACCGCGAACACAGGACATGGTTGCCATGCTCGGGGTGAGCGACAGGAGCGCAAGGGCTGCCATCGCCGCGCTCAGGTCGCAGGGGCTAATCGCCACCGTAGACCGACCTGGCAAGCCGCGAGGGTTCAACCTCTTGCTCACGTTCGACCGTGAGACCCCCTGCAAAAATGATAGCCCTGGCGAATTTGCAGGGGGTCTCACGGATGGATTGGACGAGACACCCCCTGCAAAAATGATAGCCCTTGCAAAAACGCCAGTGGTCAACGGAGTAACCACCTGCAAAAGCGCAACCCCTGGCGAATTTGCAGGGGGTGCAAAAGCGCAACCCCTGGCGAATTTGCAGGGGGTATCCGAAGACGGTGCTTCGGAAGCAAAGAGGAGGTCGGTCGCGAGGACAGTGCTCAGCCCATCGAACGCCGTCGGGTGGGAGATCTGGGAGATCCTCGTTGGGTCCTCGACGATCCGAGCTGCCGAGGACGCAGACCAGAAGCCGAAGCCTGGGTCATTGGCGCGGATGGCGAAGGGGATCGCGGACAGGATCGCGCGCGGCGACACGAGCCTTGAGACAGCCAAACGGGCGATCGACGCGATCTCCTCGGAGGTCGGCGCTGAATCTCCGAAACTTCCGACGATGGAAGAGCTTTCCCAGCTTTTTTCACGACATTTGAGAACGATCCGGCGCGGAAACGGGATCGGTCAGGAGCAGCCATGATGGACACGATCGTCAGCGGGTGGACGTGGCGAGCGGACACGCTCGCCGCGGATGGTGAGGTAGGCTTGTTGCAGATCGCCATCTTGATCCACGAGAACAGGGGCGAGCTCAACGCTGCCGCCGGTCTCGTATCTGCGCTCATCGCGGCAAGGAGGGGGTCGTGAAGGGGGGCGAGGTGTACAGCAGAGTGAGCAGGCGCATGTGGTGCGACGAGCGCTTCTGCGGCCTCTCGAGGCCAGAGCCGAGCGCGCGAGAGCTATGGCTCTACCTGCTCACAGGGCCTCGGTGCAGCCAGATCCCAGGTCTTGTGCATGTGGGGGTCCTTGGCCTCGCCGACGACCTCGACTGGCCCGTCGACGAGACGCGCAGATGCCTCGATGAAATCGTGGGCGCTGGCATGGCCCACGTCGACCATAAGGCGCGCCTGATCTGGCTCCCCAAGGCCGTGCGCCACAACTGGCCAGCCAACAGTTCGATCGTGCTCGGATGGGCTAAATCGTGGCGCATGTTACCAGAGTGCGCCCTTCGCGAAGATGCGGCAGCAGGGATCGAAAGCCTTTTCGCCGAGGTGAACCAGACCATGGCCGAGGCCTTCCGCGTGGCTCTAGGGCGGGCTCCGTTCGACCGATCCAAGGTCCCCGTGGGGCGAAGGAAGGGGAAGGGCGAGCAAGAACACCATGGAGAACACCGTGTTCAAGACGGTGTTCAACACCGTGTCGAACACCGTGTCGAACACCGTGGGGGGGGTGGTGTGCCACATCAAGAACAAGAACAAGAACAAGAACAGGAACAAGACCAAGAACAAACAGCGCGCGCGGGCGCGTGTGTTGGGCTTGGTGCGGGAGAGCACCAACGAGAACCAGAAGACATCGTGGCTCTCGTTCGCGAGTTGTCCGCGAAAGAAGCTGGTTCACCTGACAGCTTCGCGAAGCGCTGCGAAGACCGCCTGGCCAGCGGCAGGAAGCTATCCCCAGCGCAGCGAGAGCGCCTCCTGAAGATCCTCGACGATCGTCGCAGGCAAGACGTTCCAAAGGCCGAAGCAGACCCCATCGTAGCCAGGGCCTTGGAGCTCTACGGAAAGCTCAGGGACAGGCGCGTGAAGGGGGAGAAATACGTCTGGACGAGCTCGGATGCTGCGCACGTCGCGAAGCTTGTTACCGAGGCGAAAGGGATCGCCTCTCGCGAAGAAAGCTCGCCAGCCCCCGAGGACATCGTGGAGCGAGCGATCAGGTCCTACCTCGAAGACCAGGATCAGAAGCTCCGAGATGAACGGTGGCCGCTTGCCTGGTTGCCATCCAGGATGACCAGATACCCACTGCTAAAAGCCAGAAGAGCTCCAAAGGCGGCAGCAGAGCCACTTCCTACACCTCCCCCGTCGGCTCCACGACGCATGCCACCGCGCAACGTGATCGGAATGTTTGGCTCCATCGGGAGGGGTGGCAGCCAAGGACCAAGGCAAGATGGCCCATCGGGGCCATACCGATCCGCCGAAGAAGAGACAAGAGCGAGGTGGTCCGCCAGCGCCGAACAGGCGAGGGCGCTCGGGATTGACGCTGGACCAGAACCTGATGACCTCGAGGAAATGCAGGCGAGGCTACCTGGCCTCCAAAAATCATGCTTGCTCGCCATGGAGAGCAGGAGCGCGACAGCGTGAGCCGCAACAGCCACCAAACAAGAGCGCCGAGGAAGCAAGATCCGCCTCCTGTCGCGGGCCGGGTGCCGCCGCATGACCTGGACGCCGAGGCCGCGGTCCTCTCCGCGATCCTCCTGAGCCGCGACGCGTTGGATCGCGTGCTCGAGATCCTCAAGCCCGAGCATTTCTACAGCGACGCGAACGGTCGCATCTACGAGGCGGCCGTGCAGCTATCGAGCACCAGTACGCCGATCGATATCGTCTCGGTGGCGTCGTGGCTGCGCGATCGGGAGAAGCTCCAGCAGATCGGCGGCTCGAGCTATCTCGCGCAGCTCGCCGACGCGACACCGGCAGTGGCGCACGTTGGCGCGCATGCGCAGGTGGTCTTCGAGAAGTGGCGCTTGCGTCAGCTCATCGCGACCTGCCAGCGGATCGCGGCCGAGGGCTACGGCGACGTGGGCACGGTGCAGGAGTTCGTCGATCGCGCAGAGCAGGACGTTTACCAACTTGCCCACCGTGACAACAAGAGCAACGTCGTCCATGTGAAGGCAGCCATCCAGGGAGCGTTCGCGAAGATCAGCGCCGCTGCCGAACGCGGGGATCGGATCACTGGGATCTCTACGGGCTACGATCGATTCGACGCAAAGACCGCTGGCTTGCACCCGGGCGACCTCACTGTTGTCGCCGCTCGCCCTGGTATGGGAAAGACCTCGTTCGTGCTCAACATGGCGGTGAACGTGGCCACCCCACCGCTCATGGACAATGGGCACGGTGAGACGGTCTTCGACTTGTCGAAGACCTATCACGGCGTCGTGGTCTTCTCTCTCGAGATGCCGCGCGAGCAGCTTGGTATGCGGATGTCGTGCGCGGAAGGCCGCGTCGACGTAGGCAAGGTGCGGCAGGGACAACTCCAGCCAGACGAATGGGACCGCATCACCGAGGCAGCTTCGTACCTCTCGAACTTGCCGATCTGGGTCGATGACACGCCGGCGATCACCTTGCTCGAGGTGAGAGCGAAGGTTCGGCGCATCCAAGCAGAATTCGATCGTCCAGCGACGGAAACGACCCCAGAGCAGAAGATCGGGCTGGTTGTCATCGACTACATCCAGCTCATGAAGGGGCCGGATGGGATCTCGAACAGGGAGCAGGAGATCAGCGCGATATCTCGAGGCCTGAAGCAGCTATCGAAAGAACTAGGCGTTCACGTCATTGGTCTGAGCCAGCTCAACCGGGCCGTTGAAACTCGGAGCACAAAGGACAAGAGGCCTCAGCTATCGGACCTGCGGGAGTGCGTCGCGAGCTCGGAGTGGACCGCCGACCCACGCACAGGGGCGATACTATCGATGGCGGAGCTCGCGCATACGCGTTCCCCACGAGTTTATGGTCTCAACGGACAGATGCGATCCGTCGGCGCGACGGTGGCCGATGTTTGGTCGACCGGGAGCAAGGACGTGCTCCGCGTTCGGACACGAACGGGCAGATCCCTGCGCTGCACGCACAACCACCCGCTGCTCACGGTGCAAGGGTGGCGCGCGGCTGGTGAGCTCAAGCTGGGCGATCACGTGGCGCTTGTGCGCTCGGTTCCCGAGCCAACCAGCCCTCGCAACCAGTACACGGACGACGAACTGAGACTTCTCGGATATCTCGTTTGCGACGGCTCGTACTCGAAGTGGCGGTCGGTGTCCTACGTGAAGGGCGACCCCGAGCTCGTGAGCGATATTTCCACGATCGTTGACCAGCGGTTTGAAATCCCCGTGAAGCCGAAGCCGTGCAAGGGGAAAGCGAAGCAGGTCGAGTTTAGGATGGATCGATCTGGCCCCAACGCGAACGCGCTCATCGAATGGCTGAAAGAGATCGGCATCCATGGGCAAAAGACCGAGACGAAGGCTCTGCCGTGGAATGTCTTCGAGAGCGACAACAGAACGCTCGGGGTTCTGCTCGGGGCCACGTGGGCAGGCGATGGGACCGTGGTCGCGAGAAAGAGCGGGCGAGGTGGTCGGTTGAAGTTCACCAGCGTAAGCACGTCCCTGATCGACCAGGTATCCTGGATGTTGTCGAGGCTCGGGATCGTGTGGTCGAAGAAGGGACCCTTTCGGAACACAAGGTCGAAGAAGGACCTGTACGAGCTCATTGTCGATGGGCGCGCCGACGTGGCCAGATTCGCCAAGTTCGTACCTGTGCCAGGATCGAAAGGCAGAAAGCTCAAAAAGATCGTTGAGAGCAGGGGCAGGAAGGACAACACACAGCTCGGCAGGTTGCCGGTCGAAGTGACGAACGAGCTCGGAAGACGCGCGAAGGAATGTGGCGTTTCGTGGTCACAACTTGGCTACAGGTGCCAGGGCAAAGCGATCGCTCCTGCTGACCTGCGGAGGTGCGCCGTGGCTCTCGACGCTGAAGAGCTTGCCAAGCTCGCGAGCGATAGCATCCTCTGGGATCCGGTCGTGAGCATCCAGCCCGACGGCGCGGAGGAGTGCTTCGACGCGCGTGTCCCCGCGACAGGATCGTTCATGGCGAGCGGCTTCTTCGTCCACAACAGCGGGGCGATCGAGCAGGATGCTGACATGATCGTCTTCATCTATCGCGACGAGTACTACAACCCCGAGACGACGAACGCGAAGGGGATCGCGGAGCTCATCATCGCCAAGCAGCGTAACGGTCCGACGGGCAAGGTCCTGACGCGCTTCACCTCGTCATGTACGCGTTTCGACAACCTGGCGCATGGCGATTATCCAGAGGAAGAAAGCGAATGACACACGTTGGAGTACCATCGAACTTCACCCGCGTGATGCGCGCCATGTTCATCGATGCTGGCCCGACGCGATCCGGGTGGGTCGTGCTCGAGACATGGACCGATTACCAGAGCACGATCATCTTGCCAACGAGCGGCGGATGGTCTCCTCTTGACCAAGAGGACAGGTGGCTCGGGCCGACCATGGCGAGCGTGTGGAACGATGGCGGAGTGGTGGGGATCGAGTACATCGACGGCGGTCTCTACGACCGCAAGCGCTGGCAACAACTGCTCGAGACGGGGAGGGTCGAAGGGGAGATCCGACGGATCGCCAAGTCGCGCGGGGGACGCGCGCCAGACCCGATGCCGTTCCGAGAGATGCCAGGGGCGCGACGAGCTTCTCCTCGAATCCTCTTCGCCGTTCCCGCGTCGAGTTGGCGCCTCCACCTGATGGGACGCAAGGACGCCAAGGACCAGGAGATTGAGGTGGTCGTGCGGCACCTCATCGGGAGGAAGGTCAACCTCGGCCCGAGACTTGGCGAACAGCACGTCGTTGACGTGCCAGGGCTCGATAGCACCTCAAAGCCACACATATACGACGCAGCAGGTGGTGCGCTCGTGCTCACGAGCGTCATGCTCGGCGTCCAACTCATCGTCCCGGATGACGTTCGAGCGGCTCAGGAGCGAGCTCGAGCAGACGCGAGGCAGCGAAAAGCCATCGCGAAGACGTGCGCCGCGCTTGGGGTGGATCCAAGGCGCGCCAAGCTAGCAAACGGGGAGAGCGCCGTCCCAGAGCGGAGGAAGATGGCCAGAGGGCAGCGGGCAGGAAAGAGAGCCGTCTCTCAGAACACGAGGGACTTCAGGCGGAAGAAATGAATCCAAAGAAAACGGCGGGCTATTGGAGTAGCCCGCCGCATTCAGTGAGACTGATTGCCGATCAGTTTGATTGAACCCGAACGTTTGTAATACTGTCCGAGGGGGACTTTTTTGTCAACCGGATTCTGCATGCGACTCTACACGCTGAAACAACGAACACCTTTCAGCGAAATCTCACGATTGCTGACCCAACGCGGACAAATCGCCCAGCCCGAAGAAGGTCGTCCACGTGCTCGAGCACAACTTCGTGTGACCACACCGTGTCCACGCCCGGGGTGAGGTCGCCGTTCTTGTCGGCGACAATCGCTGCCAACTCTTCGGGCTCTAGAGGCCCGTCGTCGCGAAGGATGTCCGCGATGAAGTCATCGATGGTCGCGTCGTCGCCAGGAGCGCGAGACACGGGTGCAGGAGGGTCAGGGATGGTTCCACTCCAAGAGAACCGTTCTCTCCTGTGAAGCCGTACCACATCGACGCGCCGATCTTTCAGCATGATCAGGACTCCATCAAATCATCGTGTAAGCTGCCGCATAGCCGGCCCCCTCGGCGACGAGGAGCACCCGCATGCGCTCTCGAGCCACCGCGGACGAAGCCCTCTTTCCAGCGAAACGGAGCTCCCCCTTGCGTACGTCCATCACCGCCCGCTTCATGGGCTTGTTGCTCGGCGTCTTGAGGTGTTCCATGAGGGCCACGGTGACGTCGACACGGGCTTGAGAAAGAGGCTCTCCGCGCATGTACAGCTTCACGATGTGAGGCTCACCCTTGATGACGAGACCAACTTCGGGGTTGATGTGGATCGCCACGCGCTGCTCACGCCCAGATCCGAGGTCGATCGTACCACCAACGGGCCAGTCCTGCTGAGGTGGGATGAACGTTGTCGGCTCGACCTTTTTCACGAACCTCTTCCACCCCCTGACGATCTCCGGGAAGATGACGATGGCCCTCTTGTCGGTGATGCTTCCCACGAACTTGTCGAATTCATCGACCCCTTTCTTCCATTGGGACACGTCCACGATGAGCTCACGCACAGGCCTGTAGAAGTCGCTGATGTTGGTGTCGAGGTGCTCCTTGTGATCCTGCACCTTCGCTACCTTCGTGGCCCCTGAGGCCAGCATCCAATCTACGAAATTCGTCATCGATGCCTGGATCAGCTCGACGCGGTTTCTGTGGTCGACCATCGTTTCCTCCAAGTCTATGGAGCCAGTATGGATCCGCATACGCTGATGTCAATACACGGAGGTCATGAGGTGCATGGCGACCGATGAGGTTGACGTTTGCTCAGCGATGACCATCATGGGCATGTGGAATGTGACACCGAGCTGGAATATCAAGAACAAGTAGTGATGACATGGGGCAAGTGACGATGGCTGTGATGGTTGCTGTTGATGCTGGTGTGGCTCCCGATCATCTTGGCGACGAAGGGTGGAGCGCTTTGTTGTCGGAGTACAAGTATGATACTGGGCAGATCCCAGATCGACCTTGCAAAGACATGGACAAGTGGAACCTGATTGGCTTCTTGGTAGCAGTTGGTGGAAGCAAAAAAAATGGCTACCCTGGCCTGGACAAGCTATTCCCTCTCGATAACTTCTTGAGCGTCCATGAGTATAATATGTCATGCGTTCGTGCGAAGAATGAATGGGGAAAGTTTTCTGCGTGGGCTGCGATGAAGGGGTACACGTTCAACAAGCCCGGTCTATGGCTCGTCCAGATAGAAGTTGGGTGATCAATGCGAATGGAAGGCGAATGCAAAATCACGCTGAACGGCGTGGACCGGAAGGTGTCCGAGCTCGACGACGGTGAAGTGTCCGCCGTCCTCGATTCGATCTTCGAGGACGAAGACTTCGTGGTCCTGTTCTTCGGCGTCGAGCAGGAGCCGACCGAAAACAACAAGGACTTTCTTGGGCGTCTGACGGCGGCATGCGTCAATTTCGTCGGGGTCCCCATGGTCGTCACCACCAACGAGGCCGCATGAAGCTGCTCGCCTCCGTGATCGCTGAGTTGCAATCCGTCACAGGTCCACGCGCAGGGGTGGCGCAGCAAGTGGCCGACTTTCTCCTCGACGCTGGTTCGGTGTGGCGCTGCGACGAGCACCCGCTGGAGCCACCGCATATTCGGCCGAGCGCGTCGGGGGACGGTGGCTACGATCTTCTGTGCCTTCGATGTGTCCAGAAAAATTGAGGCTCCGACACCTTGAGGCAGATGCCGGAGCCAAGGCAGCCAGGGAGGGTAGCTGCGTGGCGGACACCTACACCGTTCTGCCGAGGAAGGCAAAATGTTCTGCGCGTGGCGCTTCGCCCACGGCGTACAAAAGAAAAGAAGAGCGGGCGCCGCTGGCTTACGTTCCAGCGGCGCCCGCTCTTCTTTTCAGTTGCGAGCGATGGTCGTCACGTTTTTCTTGGTGGGTCAAACGGCGGGGAGACCTTCGTGGACGTTTTGCCGCTCGACGGGTCACCTCCCCCAGACGCTTCTGGCTGGAGCATCTTCACCCGGTCGGCTGTGAACACGGTCCCGATCGCAGACAATGACAGCACGAGCACCCTCCTACAGAAGAGCAGGATGGTGGGTCCTGGGGAGAATGCGAGCAGCACTACGACCGAGCAAGCAACCACGATGCCGATGGCCTTCCAGCCGTCGATGGCAGGGTAGAGCTTTCGGATTCTGGCAGCGAGCCCAATCACGGCTGGAACGAGCACGAGCAATTTTGGATCGATCTGTAGCTCCAATGGACACCTCAACGCGTGGCGGTTATGTTGACTCCGCTTCGGAACCAAAAACCAAAAAGGAGAAATTCATGCCGTTTACACCTCCCGACCCGGGGATCCCCCAGCCGATGGTCGAAAAGATCCGCAACGCCACGTACGACTACGACGTGGGCGGCGTCCGCATCTCGGATGGGACCATCCTGTCCCCAATGTTAGCGGCGTCGGGTGTGCCGCAGGTGGTCACGTGGGAGCTCGCAAGCCAAGAGGAGCGCGGCTCCTGCCCTGTGTTCAGACTCGACCACGAGGCCTTCGAGGTTCTGTCGAAGGGGGCGTGGAAGGACGGGTTCGTCGACCTGAACGGGCGCCTCTACAAGCTCGTCGCCACCGAAACGGAGATCGGTCTCTTCATCGCGAAGATCGAGGCCGTGCAGTGATGCCGCGAGACGCGCCGGTCATCGTTGCGGGGTGGGTCGCCCAGTGCCTCGTCGCAGCGTTGGCCTGGCGCGTCTCGCGGCACAGCGTTCGCCATATACCGTTTGCTGCGTTCGCGACATTTGCGGCGGTGTCTGACCTTGTGCGGGCGGCCACGTCCTTCGCCATCCTCCATCCGTACCGCGCAGCGCATGGGGATGAGCCATACGTCGAGGTGGCGCGGGCGGCCTTCCACCTCGACCAGTCCCTGTTCATCTCCTACCCGATCGCCCTATTGGCCCTATGCGCCACGCTGCATTGGATGCGCGACTCCTGGGCGCACGCTGTCGGGCTCGTGGGGATGCTCGAGGCCGTCCTTGTGCTCGGGTACCCAGAGCTGCGCGGTCACGCCTTGGCCAGGGTCTACCTCGGGATAGACATTCTGTCCGTCGTGGGGATGGTTGGATTCGTGACGATGTGGTTGGTGCGGGGGACGTCAAGAGATCGATGTGTCATGTCCAACTTCATGATGGTCGGATATGCCACAGCGGAAACGGCAGCATGCGGTAGCGTCTTCGTCCACGGCGTCTTTGACAGGTGGTCAGACATTGCCCCCGTGTACCTCGGTCTTCAGTTCCTCGCCGTCGCCGCGCAAGGTATGTTGCTATGGCAGAGGAGGATGGCGGCACAAAAGAAATAGGGGACCATGGTTGGTGCATGCGTGGTAATACAGCGCGCATGCTTCATTTGACGCTCTACACGCTTTCCTGCGTGACCATTGGTCTAGGCTTCTGGGTCGTAAAGCACCGGCGCGCGCACACCATCTGCGCATCTTTGTGGACCTGGGCGCTCGCCGTAGATGTTGCGATGCTCGCCCTGAGGCCATTGGCGATTCAGTTTTTCTGGGGGTGGTTGGCCTATACGGCGCTCACCGTTTCGTGGCCTGCCGCCGTCGCGGTCGCTGCGTGCTCGGTCCTCTGGAGGTCGAGGCGAGGTGCTGCCGCTGTGGCGCTGTCCTACATCACCGGGACGCTGGCCATCGCCGTGATCGCATGCCGCGGATGTGGCCTTGCTCGAATGGAGCTCGTCGAGGACGGATTCCTCGTGCTCCAAATAGTTTTCGTGGCGTTCGGTATCGCTTCGGTCTATGCCCATCTTGCTGCGCGCAGGGGGTACTCACTCAGCGCTGGAGCTGTTACGTGGGCGGTCATTGTTGAGACGTGCCAGGTCGTCGGGCCGTACTGGTGGGGATGCTTTGCGCACTGGGATATGGCACGATGGTTGTATCTGGCCTTCTACGCCGTGCTCATTGGAGCACAAGGGGAATGGATATGGACGCATCGTCCTGGCAGCAAATTCTCGAGGTCCTTCGGCTGATGACAGGCGTCATCTTTTTGTGCGGCATGTCTATCGCCGGGGCGATCGTGATGCGGTCTGCGCGATCAAAGGCGTCAGATGATGCGGAGAGAAGTCTTCGTAGAAGGATGTCGAAGATCGAGCGCGACATGGAGGACCACATGCAGACCTCCGACCGCGCTTCTCATCCGCCACGGTCGAGGCGTGGCTAACCACCACGACGATCTGGATCGTGGTGGCTGTCTTCGTCGTCCGGGTGGAGGTCTTCTGCGTCTGCGTTTCGATCTTCTTCGAGCCGGTCGAGGAGACGCGAGAGGTTTTCTACCATCGAAATCGATCTACCGAACATTGTGGCGTGGATGTATTCGTGGTCCGATGATCGGGCGTCAGACATGGCTGGTCCTGTTTCTGCGGGATAGTATGCTCTCGATCCTGGCTCCGATGCCACCAAGTTCACGCTCGAGGCGGGGGATGTACTCGCGGAGCTCCTTCGACACGGCCGTGACCACAGCCTGAAGCTGCTCATTGGCTGCCCTCGCGAGCGCAACCTGTGACCGAAGCTCGGCGATGTCCGCCTGCATCATGTTGACGGTCTCTCTGATGTCGATGACGTCATCGGCTCCTGAGCATGAGCTTTGGCGCGAACGGTAGTTTTGGTCCTGCCCTTCGTCGCGGATACGCTTCGTTCTCGTCTCGATCCTCTCGAGCCTCGACTCGATGTCCTCAAGGTCTTCGCGCAGGTCTTTGACCTTCTGCTGCCATCCCCCGTGCTTGACCGCTGTCACAACCTGGGACAGCGCGGTACCTCCCGCGGTGAGTAGCGCGGCGAAAGCGGTCGCGTCCATTTGCCTCTGAGCTCGACGGTCACCCGCCTCTCGATGTTGGTAAAAGAAAGCCCACCGAGCTCGACGGCTCTGTGGGCTTTCCGGTGTGATCTGAGCAGTTGTTGACTACTTGCCGCCGAGCGCCTCGTATAGGTACCGAACTCGGCCTTTCTGCATATTCGCGTGATTGACAACTGCGGTCACCGCCAGAAGCTCATCGCCTCTGGCGATGAGCTTCGCCCAGATGAAAGCGGTCATCTTCGCTTCATCCGGTGGCGGAGGAGGGATCGGCGGTTCGATTGGGGTGACGGTCTGCTTTTTCGATGATGCGGCTTGGTCTGGAGGGGGAGGAGGCGGGGGGAGCGGACCCTCGATCGGGGTGAGATTGTGCTGCTGTTGTTGTAACTCGCTCAGTTCTTGGTTGTAGATCGAGAAATCTCCCATCCTCGGAGACGAGCTCTCAGTGCATTTGCCAGTCTTTGTGTCGAAGACGTGGTACGTGCCCTTCCAATCAACGATGATCTCGCTCCCGTTGTTCATCGAGGCGTGGACCGTACCATATAGGTAACAGTCCGGGCCGGTCTTGATGCCTGGCTTGTGCGCGTAAAGAACTACTTTCTTACCGTTCAATCCGTTGCTCATGCTTGTAGTTTTCTCCAGTTGGTGAGAACTGGACCACCATAGCCGTGTCGTGGAACGACCGCAACTTCACCTACACCCAGTCGTCGTAGGTCCCATCTCCACCCTCTCCAACCCAAAAGCAGTCGTTGGTCGGGTCGGTCTGGTCGAGCGGGTTCCACACCTTCATGGTTCCAGGTGGGGGCGCGATCAACTCCCAGAGCTTTGCGTCTGGAGCGACCCCGTGTGCTTGAATGTGAGCGATGATTCCTGGGTCGTGTGCGTTGAGAACGACCGGGCGGAAACGGTAGAGATCGGTCCACCCGACCTCACCATTTCGCGGGTGCGCCTCCACCGTGCCGTACGACGTTCCGTACGGTGACGGGAAGCCGAGTAGGACGTCCACCTGAGCGGAGTATGTATCGAGCTCGGCTTTGTTGGTCGAGATGATCGAAGGGGCAACCCAAGGGGGATACAAGGTCATCGTCTTCTCCTACAGCCCGTAGTATTCGCCTGCCCACCCGAGCAGGTCGTCCACGAGCGTCGTCGAGGCAGCGTACTCGGTCGCAAGGACGGCGTATACCCGCCCGAGCCATCTTCCGGTGCTGTTCCCTCGAGCCCCGACCACAAGGCCGCCGGTTGGCGTTTTGAGAAGCAGGACGCTGCTCGGGGTGAGCGTCTGCTCCACGCTCACCCCTCCGCTCCGCACCCACAGACGAGACTGCGCCGCAGGAGCGTTGCTCGCGCGCGTGATGACCACAGCTTCTTGGAGCAACGTCGCGCCCCCAGCGGTCACCGTACCGACGCCCTCGTACACCAGTGCGCGTGATGGCGCCGTGGTTCGGCAGTAGGCGAGACCGTCGGCGATCCCGGTAGAGCCAACAGCGCCAACGAACCTCTGAGCGGTCGTAGAGTAGCTCTGCGAGACGATCATCCACGTCAGCGGCCCGTCGAGATACGGCTTGTATGCGGTCCTTATCTCCTCAACGCCGAGGAACTCGAGGTACCCACGACCATTCGAGTCGACGTTGTACGTTGGCTGCTGAGCGACGACGGTCTGAAACAGGTCGCTGCCACTGCCTGATGCGTCCGGCCACAGGGACACCTTCGCACCAGGTGTTGGCGCTGAGCCTCGCCAGTAGTCACCCAAAAGCATGGCCGATCGCTGAGGCACCGACCATGGGATGTCGCGCCGCGATGGGACGCGGACGGCTGACGCACGGGAGACGACGGGGGTACGGTCGCCTGGGCCAATCGGCGCTCGCGTCGTCATTGGTGCGGTGTGCCCTGGATTCGCATGAACGTGTTCCCGTCACCGACAATCAACGATGCCCCACCGAGCCCGAACGACGCCACGTACAGCGTGAGCGTATCGTTTGGCTCCAGGTCGATCGGCGTGGTCCCGTGCAGGATGATGTCATTCCCCGTGACGTGAGACTGCTTATCGCCGCTGATCGTTGTCTGCACAGCATTGCGCGTTAGGATGAGCTCAGCACTTGCCCCTGTGAGCAGCAAATCGTCACCTACACCAGTGGCCCATGAGATGGTGTAATCGCCGCTCTTCGTGATCGTCATTATCTCAGGGCTCGTGCTCGTCGAGTGGGTAATTTCACCGCTGTCCGTCACGAGCGTGCTCGACTGGTCGAATGGGATTGCGGTCATCACCCCGGCCCCCCCGGTGACCATCACTCCTCCACGGTACAGGCCGATGCCTATGACAGTCCTGCGCCTAGGTCCGTACGAGATGCCGCTCATGATGCAGGAGTCTCCCATATGGCAAACGCGCATAGCTCGTGCGTTGCATTTGGCACATACGAGATGATTGAGTCCGAGATGATCACAGCCAGCCCGTTCACGAACTTCAGAGGAAGTTTCTCAGGGAACGATCGCACGAAGAACTCATTGGAGTTGTTGAGCTCGTACCCAACACCGATCAACGTTGAATCTGAAATGGTGAGTCCACCTCCAACGTCATGAAACTGTAGGTACGAAGTGCCAGCACCAGTAGTTCGCACGATTACGATTTCGTACAACCATCCTGGACCAGTCTCAATCTGCTGGTTCTTCGACGGTGCAATGTTTCCAGTAGGTGTTTGGTGAGGTATTCGAGGGTCGGACGCCGTGGCGATTAGCGTTGCCATTACACCCCCCATGCCGTCATGTCGTGCTCGGCTGGCGTACCGAGCACGAGCGTTGCGAAGCTCGTGGAGACGGCGAGGTAGACCCCGTTCGAGTAGTACCTCCCAACCTTGGCCATCGGATCCCCAACAAGCAGCGACGATCCTGGTGAAATCGGGATCGTCACGTCTGGAACAGCTCCGGGCGCTGGAGCCGTCGCAGAGTTGAAGATGTGCGCATACCGCGCTGTAACAGCCCTGTTTTCGATTACGAATCCGGTGAGCAGGCAGGCGCTCCCCTTGACCACCTCGCCGGCCGTGTTGGCCGTTGGAATGAGCAGCGTGGACGTAGAATACGATGGGTCTACGACTGGCTTCTCGCCGGTGGACGCGACGCTGTTCGCGGCATCCTCGTAGAGGGGGGCGAACTGTTCCGCAACGAATAGAGCTCCGCCGATCGACTTGAGGCGCTCCCAAACGGATCCCGTCCATCCGGTGAGCCTCGACGCAATTGAGCTTGTCGTTGGGTTCGGGTCGGTGTCCGTGATAGGAGCAGCGGCCGGCGTGGCGCCGAGCCCAGTGACGTCGATCGATGCAGTGCCATCACCTTGGTCTGTCCCCTTGAGACGGAGCTGTTTCCCTGTACCGTCGTCGACGAATGCTTGCCCAGGCATAACCACCTCTATTTACAGAAGCGAAGATTTCACCTACGAACTATCGTTCACTCTTGATGATTTCTACATTGAAACGATCGAGGTTCCCAACCGTAACCGTCGATCTTTTTGCTCTACCGGCGTTGACTTGTCGCCATCCGTCATTTAATTGGGCGTGGACCAACCAGGAACCGTCCAAGGAGAAATTCAATGACCAGGTATGTCGGTGCTTCCCTCTTTTTTTTGGCTGTAACCGCGTTGTTTGGGTGTGAGGTAGCAACGGGGGAGATCACCGAGACCGATGCCAACCCCCACGGGTGCGGGAACGTGTACTGCTCGTCCGACAAGGAGTGCGAGCTCTCTTTGGGCAATACGTCGGACTGTAGGACCGTGGTGTGCGGAGACGCCGGTGTGTGCGAGGTACTGTTCCCAAGTGGTACGTATTGCCAAGCACAGGCGGAGACGTGTGGGTCCTCGTCGAGCTTGTACGGCGAGTGCAACGGACATGGGGCTTGCGTTGGTGATTGGCAGGCCGACGCATGTGGATGCTCTGCCGATTGCCACGTGGTGTGCGACCAGCGCGAGTGCGGAGCGATGCACGAGTGCGTCGTCCCGCGGTGCACCTCATCGAACTCGTGCACCTACGAGAACGCCGTGGCAGGAACGCCTTGCACGGTCGTCGACCCTGTGACTGGCGGTCAGTCGGCTGTGCCAGCGTCGTGCGATGGAGAAGGATCCTGCATGATTTCTGATGGGTTCTGCATCGTCGCCGAGGACTGCGGGATGTACGACTGCAAGGAGTGGTCGTGCGTGGACAGCGTGTGCGCGGGTAGTGTTGCGCCTCCGGGTACGATCTGCCTGCTCGCTGGAGGAACGACGGCAGGGCAGTGCGACGCGAATGGTACGTGCCTGCCCTAACCGAATGACGAGATGGTAGCCACACCGAACCAATCGAGGTTCTTGGCTACTGTTCCAGTGACCTGAAATCGTACCTCGTTGCCAACGATCGTGACGGTTGGCGCCGGTGTAGTAGAAAAATCGTCGTCCTGCATCGGCGTGGCTATGCCTCCGCCGCTCACCCGGCTGAACAGCCAAGGGGCCCCGCTATCCGTCGAGAGGGTTGACGGAGCCCCAGCCCCTCTCTTTACACCTACCTGACGCATCGTGACGTACACGTTTCCTGTGGCTGCCTCGCGCATGAGGACCTCGAGGACCACGTTCGTCACGGTGTTTGCGTCTGGAGTGAATGCGACCAGCGTCACCGTGGACCCATCCGTGGTAGACACGTTGCCTGTGATCTTGTCGAGCGTCTTCGTGGTACCGCCAGACGCCCCAACGGGTGCTAGGGTCGTGACGACGCCGTTCGAGCTCCTGATCTTCGTGGTCCCTGAGTCCACGTAGAGGTCCGCTGTGGATGCCGCTGTCGAGGAAGGGACCGTTGTGGCGTTCGTGATGGTCACCACGCCGTCGCTCGTGATTTTGAGCTGCACTGTGGCAGCGGCGCCGTTGACGCTCGAGGCGAAGACAAGGTTCCCGCTTGGGGAGGCGCCCTGCACCGGCTGCGTTTGGAGAGCCCACAGGACTGTCTGCGATGCGGCGACACCAGTCGCCCATCCGCGCCCCTCGATCATCAGAGGCGGGCTGTATTGCTGAGCCCCATCCGCGGCTGGCGTTGAGTTGACAACACTCACGCCGTTGGTGAGCGTGAGCGTTGTTCCCTGCCCGCCGTACTTGAACGACGTCAGCACCTCGGCGACGCGCAGCACCTCGGCGGAGTTGACGTTGACAGCGAACCAACCACCCGACTTCGCAGCAACCTGCGTGAGGGCTGTGTAGGTTGTCTCGCCAAGGTAGAGGCCGTCGTCGGCGCCGACGGCAATGACCACATCGCCGGTATCCGCAAAGTTTCTCGCCCCAGCGAGTACGCTCAGGTTCGGCGCGCGGAGAAGCCCGGATGACGATATCGTGCCGGTCGGTGCGCCGAAGTAGCTCGCCAGCAGAGGAAGCGCGGGCCCGAGGGACGTCCCGAGGCCAGCGGTGTCGTACGCAAGTCGCCATACTGAATTCCCCTCGTCCCACACGATGGCGGCCTGGTCGGTGTAATTTGCCCCATCCGCTCCACGCCCGGCCGCAAAGCCGATGTATGTCCCCGGCGACGGAGGTGCAGCTCCAGCAACGGTTGACGTGTTCGATCGGACGAACCCCGGGGTGAAGCGCGCGTGTGCCTCGTTGACGTCCAGTGCCTGTGTCGCGTTGATGCGAAACACCAGGTTTCCACCACCGTTAGCGGTCAGCAAAAAGCTCGTAGCGTCAGCCGTGCCGATCTCGATCACGTCAGCGGACGTGAGCTTGATCAGGTCGATGTCAGTCCCGCTCGTGGGGCCGTACACGGTGACCGCGGACACGTCAGCTACCCCGCGCAGTGTTCCAGAGGCAGCCGCGGTAGCAGTCGCCGCAAAGTAACCAGCCTGCACAGCGCCTGATACGGAAAGGAACCCGCTATCGCTGAGGCTCATTCGATCGATGTACGATGCCGCAGGCTCAGCCTTGCTCGCCCAGACGAACTGGATGGTGACGGGATCGCCATCTGTCGCCCGAGCCTGGGTAGCCCAAGAGGCATCACGTGAAACCAGGCTCGTCGTGTCCCACGCTTTCGCGGTCTGGATGAGCGGTGGGCTGTGCTGCGGGACGCCTGCCGCTGCCGCCGTCGTAGAGCTCGCCTCGAATGTCGCCACAGCGTCCGATGTCAATGCCCCAACGGCGGCCCGGTCGGCTCGGATAAGGCCATTCGCGTCGCGCTGTGGGATCGAGTAGGTCGTGGCCGCATCGAGGACCACGTGGGCGCCGACCTGCACGAAGGTGAGCGGGGTGGTTCCGAGCGTGATCGGTCCGATCGTCGTCAGGGCCCAAACCGAGCTCGCGTAACGCGTCCCTTCTGCAACAGCCACGAGCAGCCCGGGGGAGACCTCGGACGAGGCGTCTGCGTCCGTCGCTCGAGCCCACCCGCCGCCCGTGTTGACTACCCAGATCCCGTTGTTCTCTCCAGCGGCCTGAGCCGTCTCGAGAATCCTGTCCCCGTCAGCGTAAACGATACCATCAGCGGCGTAGGCTCCAACAAGCGCGTGGTTCTCCGTTGCGACCCCGCGCGCGAGCACCTTGGCCACCCCGGCGCCGAGCACGGCCCCATCAACGTAGTCCTTATTGGTCGCATCTGTGCCCGCGACAGGAGGGGCGACGTTGGTGATTTTCTGGTTGTTGACCGAGACGTCCCCAGCGCTCAGGGCGAGAGCGGCGCGGACGGTACCTTCGTCAACCGTCACGGCGCTAAGCCCGTCGAGCTTGGTCTTGTCGGCGGAGCTCATGAAGCCGGCGTCCGTCGTTGTGGCGACGGCGTGTTGGGTTGGATCGGTCTGCGCGCCGTGGTCGTGGACGTGATCGCGCCGTGCGAGCTCGAGAGCGACACCTTCCGCGTTCGCTGCGCCCACGCTGACCGGAACGCCCACGTTGATGGCGTGCTTGTGGTCGAGCGGGCTTGCAGTGGCCGCAGCTCCTACCGCGGCCGCGCCAGCGTCGAGCGTCGTAGGAAGCCCAGCCCCAAGGGACACGCCACCGCCGACGCCGCCAGCGATGGCGGCGTCGAGGCCGCGCAAGTCCTGCCGGAGCGCCTGCGTGTATTTGCGCACGTCGAACTGGACGTCCTCGAGATAGGCGACGTCGATGGTCCCCCCAGCCCCTACGATCGACAAGGCCGATGTGTTGTCGTAGAGCTGATCGCTCACCTCCCCGTCGAGCAACCTCTGGTTGACCTCGAGGTCGAGCAGCCACTTGCCGAACGATGGAGCAGCAGGGAGCGTGAACGACGGCGGTGAAGCGCTCGCTGAGTAGCTGTAGATCGAGTTGCCTTCGTCGGTCCATCCAACAGGGCATGGAAACTCGACGGACGAGTAGAACCCGTAGATGCGCCACGTCTGCGATCGCCACCCGCTCGAGTTCTCGGCGGCGAGCGTGATGGTGTCACCATTCGCCACCGTGAGGCCGCCGCTCGTGAGCGGCCCGGCGTTCACGGACACCAAGATCTTCGCGTAGGGGGTTGTGGGCATCGTGATGGTTCCGACTGTCTATCTGAGGAGATATGAGCGACTGGAAGAAGAAAAGGTATGTAGCGGCTACGGGTAGGTATTCCCAACGGTCTTGATTTCGTACCTACCGTTCGTCGTGCTCCAGTATATCGTTACGCTCATTCTGAGCCTGAACGAACTGACGACGGCAAAGATGAAGATCTGCGTTCCGTTGGCCCTCTTCAACTCGGTACTGAATCCGCTCGGGTAGCTGTGGGATTCCACAGCAAACTCGAAGGTTCCAGCGCCGGAATAGTTAGCCAGAGTGATCGACCTGTTCGCTGTTGGAGACCCAGCAAGCCAGATGTCTGCCTCCCACGGGTTGATCGTCGTGTTGGAGTCAGGAAGTACCTGCTCGCGGATGTGCGTGATCGATGTCGATCCGCTCTTCACCACGAGTCCTTGGTGGGAGAGTTGGGCGCCTGACTTAATGCGGGCGACGCCTCCGCTCTCAATATTGAGCGACCCGAGAACCGCAACGACGGAACCGGCATTCGTGGTGATCGACGCGGCGCTTTCGACGGTCCCAGCCGATCCACCCTTCATCGCCCACGTCGCACCGCTCTGCCACTCCACCGACCCGAGGACGTTTATCTTCCCGCCGGCGCTCACCACGAAGGTGGCGCCGGCGTCGAGGTTCGGAACTCCCTTGATCTTGTTACCGGCGAGATAGTTGAAGATCCCGCTCATGGTGTTTGTGCCGTTGAGCTCGGCGGTACCGTAAAGACCTACGAAGCCCGTAGCGTTCACGGACACGGACCCAAGCACAGTGAGACCAGCACCGTCCTGGATGGTCGCCGTCGCCCCGTTCAGCATCACGATGGATGACGTACTCGTGAACGTGAAGCTCGAGGTGATCGTGGTCGTCCCGCTGAACGTCGCCGTGGCGCCATTCTGCAAGGTCATTGTGCCGCCAGAAGCGATCGTCAGGAACTTGCCGCTGGTGATGGTGATCTGCGCGTCAGCACCAATGAGCGGACCTGTGACGGTGAGCCCGAGTCCTCCGATGGTGATGACGGCAGCCGGCGCCCACGTCCCACCATCGTCGCCGTTGATTGCCTTGAACAGCGTCTGGTCGAGATAGGTGAACTCTGCGGCCGTCGGGACGTCGAGCGGGCTCCAAACGCCTGATGTGGCTGTGCGGACGTAGTCGTTGTGCGGCATTATTTTGGCTCAGGGGTATGTGACGCTGCCGAGCGTTGTTGCGCTTAGGTGGCTGAGCTCTACCTGGAATGGGCCGCTCATTTTGGCTGATGTCTCCTCGACAACGGCCCACGTGGTAACTCCGCGCATCGCGCGCTGCATCAGTTCGTTAACCTTTCGCCTCGTCTCTGGGTCGATGGCCGCGTCGCTCTTGACGAGTACGATCACGGATCGTTGGGTGCTCGACCAGATCGGCATGGGCGCAGTGGTCGCCCAAGAGTTCGGCTCATGCGCATTGGCGAAGTCAGCAACGAACGCGAGCTCGCCCTCGCCGAACCCAAAGTCCAGACTGATCACCGTAATGGTCTCGGTTCTCCCAGATATCTCTGGCTCGACGCACAGCTTGTCACCAGGAGAGAGCGTGTGGACACCTACGTTCGCTGTTGGGGAGATCGGCGTGTATGTGACGAGCTGCTGACCGATGATCGAGATCGTGCTCGTGATCCTGATGAGCTTTCTTGTCACGGCTGGCGTTTGCAGGTTCATCGGCTGGTCACCGATGTTCGCCGGGGTGACCAGGATCTCGGACGGCTGCGTGGTCCTGTAGGAGACGAAGTTGTCACCAAGAAGAGTGCGCAGGGTGTCTTCAACAGCCTCACGCGACGCCCCGCGCGGTAGCAGGCGACGGGCGGCCACGGTGCGTCGACGCTCGATGTCGGTGTCGTTCGGACCTGGGACGATTTCGTACTCGGCCTCGCGGATAGGGAGGCACTCCTCGAGCCTGAGCGGATCGAGTTGGTGGGCTGCATGCCTCAGCGCGTTTCGCACGTAGGCAAGGCGCATGGCCTTGGCGTAGATGCTCGCCTCGACGTGGGTCCCCTCCTCGACGTTGAAGTTGTTGCCGAGGGACGCGATCATCGCGTCATAGATTCGCCGCGCGACGCTTTCATCCCCGCTGAGCTCGAGGATGCCGAGTGGAGTGAAAGCGCTCAGGATGGGCATCAGAAGACCTCGACGATGAACCCGATGTCTGCGAGCGCCCCGGTCTGGTCCCTCATCTTTACGCTCACGCCACCGGTGATATTCGCGGCGAACGGAGCGCATGCAGCAACGTCCTCTGCGAGGTGCGCCTGCGGAGATCGTCTTGGAGCTGGGAAGACCTGGATCGGATTACCGAGTCCATCCGTCTTCGCCCATGTGATTTCGACGATGCCAGTGCCCACGTGGGTGATGGTCAGGTCGGCGAGAACGAGGTTCGTGCGGTTGGCTCGAAAGCTCGAGAGAACAGGAACACCTCCGCTAAACTGAACCTCGAAATCGGCCACTGGCGCGAGCAGGGCGAGACGCTCGAGTTGCTTCGCCCACTGGTTGAGTTGCTCCGCGTAGGGCATCCTGCGCTTGTCTGGAGGGAACCGCGTGTCGTTTTCGAGCGTGGCGCCGCCAAGATCCTCGAGGGATGGTCGCCGGGGGACGTCCATGTCCCAGGTGAGTTGGTCGGGTGCGCTGGTCATGTTCAACTCGCGTAGAGGGCAAGATCGCCCAATGTGAGGATGTAGGAGAGCACGGCTGGGACACCAACTGGCGTTTCGTAGGGGACCGACGGGGCGAGGAGCACGGCGTCTGCTACGCCGCTTGTGCCAGTAAGCGTGCAGATGACCACGTTTCGGATGACGTTGGCATCGCTCTGCGGGCTCTCTGGCTGACGTCTCTGCCGCCGCCCTGGGTCGGGGAAGGATGCCACCTGCTCCCCTGGCCCGAGGCCAGCAAGGTAGGTCAGGACGGGGGACACGATCGAGTCCATGGATGGGCTATACGGGCTCGCGGCCTGGCCTACGATGGGCGAGTAAATCGTGTCCGAGGCATCGAAAAGCGTATCGAACAAGAGGTCCCATTCCTTGCCCGAGACGATCGTCGACACGCTTCCGATTCTCTTCCTCGAGAACTTCGCCGTGTCGGCGTTGAAAAAAGCGATCGTTTGCCCAGCAACAGGATCTGCAATAACTGTCCCAGTCTTCAATCGAGCGGAGGAAACGGTGGGTGTCGCGCCACCGTCTACGACTACCTGATCGCCAGACACGAATGGGGGCCACGGAGAGGTGTCTGCCCAGTTGGACGCGCCAGCCCCCCACGTCACCTTTATAGCCAAGGAGATGGGTGACTCGATGAGCTCACACGCGAAGATTCCGTCATCCGCAGGGAACTGGCCGATGAGCCAGTCGTGCACCGCAGCGATCTCGATTGGATTCGGGACACGCGAAGACGTGGGCGATGGGGCGCGGATCGTGAACACGAAAGAGGTTGTCCCAGGGCCCTTGATCGCTGGGTATGTGAACGCCTTGTCGACAGCCACACCGGGCGTTTTACGGATCGCCTCCTGGTATGCAGCGTCGTTGCCGCTTGCGGGTGGGTTCGCCCGCTTGGCTGAGATGAGAGCGCGGTAGCTCACGTCGTCGTCGGCGTTGCGCCCACCGCTGAGCCCGCTCCCGTCGTTCTGCTCGAGCACGACCGCGTTGACGGAAACGCCGGCAGGTTGCGGCACGAATTGAAGCACCGAGTTCGGCGGTAGGTTTGTCTCTGGTCCCGTGTCGATCCCAGACACGGGCACCGGAGATCCCCCGGTGACGTACGTGTCCGTTCTTGTCACGCGGAATCGGAGCTGAGTCTTTCGATCGCGAAGCACCTGACCAGCGAGGATCGTTGCTCCGCCTGTGGCCGTCGTGACGCTCGCAAAGCCGCTGGCTCCTACCGCTGGACGCTTGAGAACTCCATCGGGGATGCCATGGACATCCTCGAGCCACGTGCCGCTGCTCGTGTTGAGGTTGGTACCCCTCGAGATGACGAGCGCGTCATCCACGACGAAGATGAGCTGGTCTGATAGGACGGACCCATCGACATATGGGAGCGACTTCGGACCAACGTCGGCACCTGGCACGCGGAACTGGTAGTCGCGCGTGTAGTCGTCACGGAGCTCGTCGCGCGTCTTGACGACGACCTCGCCGGGGCTGTTCTCACGAGGCATAGGTGCGTACCTGAATCCGCCTTGCCGATGTCACGTTGTTGGTCGTCGCCAAGAAGAGGTTGCGGTAGTTCACGTAGACGAGCAGTCGCCCAGACGGACGCGGCTCGATTTGCGTCTCGACGGATAGCACCTCGATTTTTTCATCTTGTACCAACGTCTCGAGAGATCTGTTCACCGCATCCCTGACCTTGCTCTCCGTTCGCTGGTCAAGATAGACGATGCTCCGAATTGCAGCGCCAAGCTCTGGGACAGAAGAAAGCGTTCCGAGCGTGACGAGTAGCGACAGCGCAACCTGCTGGTCCACTGGGTGGATCTCCTTGTAGAGCCCGTCGTCGAGGAGAATGTTTTTTGCCCCGACGCCATCGAACAGGATGGCCGCAGGTGGCTCGACGGCACGCGGTGGTGGAGGAGATCCAAGGGGGTCCTCCCCATAGAATCCTTGTCCGAATGCATAATCGCCGAAGGCCATGTGAAGCTCAGTTGAACGGGCAGGGTGGGTCGGGTACCGCTGGGATCGTTGGAAGGTCAGGAACGGGAGGGAACGGGAGGGCGTAGCCGAGGGCGATCGAAGGGACGCCTGGGAGCCCTGGCGGTGTTGGGACACCCGGCAGTGATGGCAGGTCTGGAGCGCCAGGGATGGGTGGCGATGGGATCGCGTAGCCAAGAGCCACAGACGGTGGGCCCGGGAGCCCTGGAGGCGTTGGCACCCCAGGCACTGGAGGGAGGCCTGGAAGCCCAGGAATGGGCGGTCCAGGCAGCGCGTAGCCAAGCGGGACAGAGGGATACGCGCACGGCATCAGCTCGAGCTCAACTTGGTTGCTGCGACGGTGGGCGCGAGATTTGGCGGAGTGCCGGTAACCGACCCGGGGGCGAGGCCATTCAAGGCGCTGATGATCTGCGCGAGCAGCGGCGTGAGCTGTGCGACGTATGCCTGGATCTCATCGGACAGCGCGACCGATCGAGGGGCAGGGCCAGGGGCGGAAGGGGTTGGGATTCCGACCGCGAGGCCTCCGACGAGTTGTCCGTTGCCGTTGAGAGCGATGCCATCGTCGTTGATCTCGATGTATGCGTCGCCCGCCTTGTTCGACAGGATGATGCTGTTTTTGCCGCCAGCGACCAGGCGGATCGCCATTCCAGCGCCGTGGATGAGTTGGATCGCCTCGGAGCCGTCAGTGGCGACGTCGATGCTCAGCGCGCTTGCTGTTGGCGTCTCGCTCGCGTGGGGCACGTATACAAGGAATGACCCCGTGTCCCCGTCAAAGCTGGCGAATGGGAGGATGTCGCGTCCTGTGTCCCCGTAAAACATCGTCCCGCCCTTTGCGAGCGGGGGGAGCTTCGAGGCGGTGCGCGGGTCGTTGAAGACCAGCGCGTGGTCGGCGTTACCCTCAGCAAGGCGAAGAACCGTGCATCCAATGAGCACGTCGCCGTTGGCATCAAGCGCTGGATCGCGCGGCCGTGCAGAGAACCCCATCGGGTGGTATGCCTCGAAGGCTGGCAGCCCGACGTCCTGCGAAGCGTTCTCCTGGCGCCCGAACCCGTCCACCTGTACGGTGATGAAGCCTTCGTCGATTTCTGAGAAGCGCGCCTGCATGAGGTCGAAATATCTCATGCGTCCGTCCCGAAGATCATGTCGTTTGGCCGTACGAGCACGAGGTCCGTCTCTGTCTGTGGGTTTCGACGGTAGGTGACCGACTCAAGGTAGTATTTACCCTTGATCCCATATTCGTCGTCGTCAACCTCGACAATTGTATCTGGCGTCCAAACTGCTCGAGCGCCACCTGCGAGCGAAGGGATCGTGTGTCCGGCGACCGTGTAGTTCAGGTTCCAACCTACGCGCCTCGCCTCAGCGAGCTTGCGACGCGCGTAGAACTCCGCCTGCTCCTTGTTCGTGATGTTCGAGTCGCGCTTCACAAGCGGGCGACGCATGCCTATGTCGAACATCTCCTCATCGACGAAAGCTCCCTGCACCTGCGCGCGACCGCTCTTTTTCCCTGGCCCTCTGCCGCAGATGATCGCTTCTGAGAAACGCTGCGATGTAGCGTTCCTGAAGCGAGCTCGCTTCACGTTGACCTCCGACCTCGTTTGACCGCGCCTGCGCAGGATCCTGTAGCTCGGATCCTGGGTAATATTCGGCTCACTGAGCACGTAGGAGCCATCGCCAGAGGCCCACAGGAAGAGGCCAGCACGGTCCAGTTGCCGCTTTACGAAGTCGTACCAGCGTTCGCCAAGGTTCGCCTTCAAGATCTTGTCAGTTGGGCCGGTCGTGTTCTCCGCTGGATCGGCGCCTGGTGCCGTCTGCCTCACCCCAATGCCAGAGCTCAGCTTGCGTCCAGCCTCATTCGAGGTGGTGAGGGTGTACGACCCCTCTCCGAGTACGGCGTTCAAGGCTTTCTCGACGAGGCTCTGGTAGGACTCGTCCTTGAGCGCGATCTCGCTCTCGATGCAGGCGTCGTGCAGGAAGGAGAGGACGTCCCTCCCGCTGATGTTGATCTCTGTCGCGCCAACGCTATCTTCTGCCTCGATGTCATCGATGACAGCCGTCTGCTGCAAGCAACCATTGATGCGTAGCCGAACCTGCAAAAGAGGTGGTAGCACCGCGAGCAGTTCCTTCGTCACGCCGCCCCATCCGAGCCGAATGCTGAACGTCGAAGGCTGCGTGAAGATGGACCTGCGAACCTCGTAGCTCTCGAGCGCTACAGCTTCATACTCATTGAACTCGATGACAACCGCGTCGTCATCGATATTTCCGGTCACATCTCCGAACGTGTCGTCGGCCATGCTACGCCGCCTTGCGCTCTGGTTTTCTCGCGCTGGCGATGGTGCCGCGCGGAATCGCGAAAGGGTTCTCGAAGGCGTTGAGCTTCATCAGTTCGACGGCCCTGCTGTTGTCGCCGTAGAGGAGCCTCGAAAGATCCGACACCGACATGGTCGCCGGCACCTCAACCTGCACAATCGAAGATGTTAGCTGCTCTACGTCCTTGACCAGGCTCGTTGCGCTCGACCATATCCGCTGCATCGACTGCACGAGCCTCCACCGAGCCGGGTCGTTGAGCAGCGCGATGGTGTCATCGGCCTGCCTGCAAAGGCTCGAAAGACCATCCGCTTTCGAGAGCAGAAGGTCTTGCCCGATGTCAGCCTGCGTGATCAGCGACTCGACATCGGATGCAGCGCTTGAAATGCTCTGGAGTAGGCCGGCACCCTCAGGGGTGATCCCGCTCGGGAGACCTGCGGCGGCGATCGCCGCTGGGGTGAGCCCCTCCTCCTCGAGCTCGCTGTCGAAAGCGTCGACGTTGGTCTGGATCGCCACCGGGGTGATCTTGATCAAGTCCTTCACGAGAAAGAGGTCGCTCTGGTCTTCCCGAAAGAGGAGCTCAGCGCTCTCCCCGTTTCTTGTCTTCGAGTCGGCGGTCCACGTGTGGCTCACGCAGTAGGCGGTGACCGTGCCGAGCGTGGGGACAACGAGGTCAAAGCTCTTTCCCCCATCGAAGATGATCCGAAGCGAAGCCGGGGTCTCTGGCCACAGCTTCGGGTACGCGGCGAACCGCGTGTAGAACAGCCCCTTCATGCGAAACTCGTATAGCTTGCGCCCGAGCTTCTCCGGAGCTCCGCCTGGGCTGTGCGGGTACTCGTGAACATGCTCGCGAAGGCCACCCGTGATCGTGCACTCGGAGACTGGGAACTCGAAACCGGCGAAGCTCGCACGCTGAAGGCTGTCGAAGGTGGCCATTGGTCATGTACCGAGCGGTGATGGAATCCCGGTCGTCGTTCCAGGCGGAGGCTGACCGAGCGGGGTGGCTGGGAGGTTCGTGACTCGCACCTCCTGCGGACCGCCAGGCTTTTGCTTCAGCCCCTGGGCTACACCCTCGGCGACGGACTTCGACAATACGCCGAGGAGCGCGTCGATACCCTTCTGCTCATTGTACAGCGTGCCAGCCTGTTGTCGGTATAGCATCTGCTCTCCACGCTCCTCGGCCGTCTTCTTCGAGAATGGATTCAGAACATCGAAGCGTGTGATCTCAGGCTCCTGTGATATGGCGATTCGCGAGGCTATCTTTTCTCGCTCGGCCTTGAGCGCCGTCAGCGTTTCCGCATCGACGCTACCCTTCTCCTTGAACTGCTTTTCGGCTCGAGAGAGAACCGACTCGGAAGTGGTCAGGTTCTCGCTGGCCTGCTCTCGGCCTGCCGCGGTCCTCTCATTTAGATGCGCGGCGATGATAGTCCCCGCGGTGATCCCGATGGTAGCTGCTCCGATGGCGAGCCCCATCTTCCCACCACCACCCGAGACTCCGCTGAGCGCCTTCTCAAAGATCGACTTGAGCCCAATAGCTGCTACCTCCTTCGCGATGGAGGCCCCAAACACGATGATCGCGCTCTTGATCGGGTTTTGTGCCACGAAGTTCGCCAGGTCGCCGAGACCTTGGGCCACCTTGACAAGGTGTGGTGCGAGCTGAATGAGGGCAGGAACTAGCTTCGACGCTGCTTCAGCGGCGACTCGCTCGAGTTGGTTGTTGAGCTGCTGGACCTTGGCGTCCGACGTCTCCATCGTTCGACGGAACGATTCCTGGATCTCTGCCTGCTGAACGGTCGAATCTCGGAGCCTACTAAACTCAGCCTTGATAGCTGCTACCCCAGCAACGTCTCCGGCTTTACCACCGCCAGCCTTTGAGAAGGCTGCGTTGTATATCTGGACGAACCCTCCGATTCCCTGTTGGCTCTTTACGTCTCTGAAGATCTTCCCAAGAGCACGCGGGTCACCTTGCGTCTTCGATACGATCTGAGTGATCAGTTCTTCTGGCGATCGAAGGTTCTTCCCTGTCGCATCGTACGGGTTGATCTTCGTTCCAGCTTGAAGGTTCTTCAGGAACGACTCTTTCGCGAACGACTGAATCAGCGCCTGTGCGGCTCGAGTAGCCTCAGCAGGCTTCCCTGCTCCGCCCTTCGCTCTGGCTACCTGTGTGACGATGCCGAGCTCGACCATTGCCTGCTCAGAGGTCATCCCGAACTTCCCCGACACAGCGCCGATTTTCGCGATTTGCGTGGCCATGTGCCTGATTTCGACAGCGCCCATCTTGCCCTGTCCGGCCATGGCCTGAAGCACCTTCATTGTCGCCGTGGCTTTGTCTGTCCCCTCGGGGAACTTTGAAGCGATTTCGCCAGCCGCGCTCACCATGTCGTCGAGGTTGGTGCCAGTCGCTTGGGACAGGACCGCGAGGTCCTTCATCATCCTGCGTCCGGTCTCCAACTCACCTGTCTTGGACACGAACTCGGCGAGGCCTTCCATGGCCGCCTTCGTATCGACACCAGCTAGGTCTGCAACACTTCTGATCTCTGAGATCAGCGCCTTCGGGTCTTGACGTACGCCGGCCGGGCCCGCTTCACCAGGGTGATACGATGCCGCGGATAGGTTGACGGCCATCTTCTCGAGCTCGACCGACCTCCTGATGTACGCGGCCGGGTCGAGCTCGACGCCAGCACCGCGGGCGATCTGCCCAGCCATGCCGATGGCTCCACGAGCAGCCCCCAGCGTCGTCGAAGCGGCACCAGAGACCACGCGGCGAGAGGCCGAGATGCGTACGTTGCGGGCGCGCTCCTCGTCCCTCGTTTGCTGCTCGAGTGCCCGTTTGCGGTCCCGCACCTCTTCGTCGAGTTGTTTCTTTTTTTCCAGCGCCATGTCGGCGACGGTCTTCTTGATGTCGCGTGCTGCGCTCTTCTCGGACGAGGCGAACTTCTTCGCGAGCGAGTCGTACGCAGACCCAATCTCTACGAAGGACTTCTTGGCCTGCGCTGGCGCATCTCTATACCCGCCAGTGAACTCCCGAGCGGACTGCTTCCCCTCCTGGGAGATCTTCGCGCGCGCACGCTCAGCCGCCTGGACGATCGGCACGAACACGTTCCGCGCCTCAGGGTCGAGGGCGGCTCCGACGCGAACACGGATCTGCGCCATGGCCGATCAGCTATCGCCCTCGATCTCCACATGGTCGGACGCCAGCTCATCGATCACAGCCCGGAGCAACCTGCGGACCCTGTGACCAGCGCGGCCACTAATCCCTCGCCATGCATCTCCAGAGAGAAGCCCCTCGGCGAGTTCGTGAACCTCCTCGTCGGTTGCCTCTGGGGCGGTCGGGCTGTTCGCGCCCATGAAGATGTCGAGCTCGGTGAACAGCCATTCGATGCTCTCGCTCTTGAGCCCTTCTGCGATCACGGCCTCAGCGCCTGTCCAGCGATGCTTCTTCGCGTCATCCGGATCGCACAGACCTGCCGCGAGCACGTTGACCATCAGGACGCCGTTGTAGCACTCGATACGCGCGTCCTCGTCTGACGGGTTGTCGTGCAGCGCCCAAGCCTTGCGCGCAGCCTCGGCGCGAGCAAGAGAAAGGTCCTCCTCGCTGGGCGACCGAAAGCCAACGACGATCGGCTCCGTTGGGGCGTTGGCCCAACCTTCAGCCCACGCCGACACAGGGATCGAGATCCTCTTGGACGGTGCGCTCGATATCTCTTCAGACCTTGCGGCGAACGGGCTTCCATTCGCCACTGGCTGGGTGCTAGCTGGCGCAGCAACGGGCGCAGAAGGTGACCCAACAACGCTGCCACGAAGCGTACCGAAGCTCTCCTGGAACTCGGATACCGACATCACGCGGCGACCTGGCGTGACCCCGGGGGGCAGGTTGGCGGCTTGGCTCATGTCTTGGTGTCGCCTTTATTGTTCGCGAGCAGCTCGTTCATCAAAGCCTCTCCGATTGGCGCAGTACCATCGTATTTGGCCACCAGTGAGCTCAACAACAGGGAGACCAAAGTACGCATAAAGGTCCACCGCAAAACGGGCTGCATATTCGCGAAAGGGTCAGCGCCCACCCCAGGCGTCGACTCAGCGATTTCGAGGATTTTCGCCAACTGCTCGCCAACGTCGAGCGACAGCTTACGCGGGGAGCATTCGTCCTGGAAGAGCTGTTGTTGCTCGTGCAGGAGGGCGATGCGGTCGGTGTCGAGGTTGACGAGCACCTCGTGCGCGCTCGCAAAGAACGGGCGCTTGTGGTCTGGGTCGTCGGGGTCGAGGCACGAGATGGCGAGCACATGGGCCATGACGCCGATCTCGAAAAGGCGGTCGGTAGGCTTGGGGTCGGTCACCCCCTTCTCCACGGCGTAGGCTCTACCACCAGCGATGGCCTCGGCCTCCTCGAACCCATTCATGGGTCGAACGAGGACGGGTATCTCCTCGTCTCCGTACGGGAGGACCACGCGCTTCGTGGCCCTCTTGCCCTTGATCAGAGAGGCGAACTGCATACCTGGTCAGCTCACGTCGGCCAGGCGTGGTGCCCCGCCAACGAACTTGAACTTGCCCTTGCACTCGCCCGTCTTGGAGTCGGACGTGTACCCGCGCTCGATGATCCGACCGTCGATTGTCTCGAGCCCCCCATCGACAGCGATCTGGATTTGAACATCGAGCTTGTCAACGAGCATGCGTTTGACATTGTCCGCATGTCCCTTGACGGGGGTCACGGTGTCGATATCGAGCTCCGTTTCGTCGATGCCTTCGCTCTGGCCGAGAACACCCTCGAGCCCGAACTGGTTCGCGTCGTTGCCCCTATGGGTGTAGGTGCTGTTGCTTACTTCAGCGATTTTCTTGCCATTGAGCAAGATCCTCGCCGCGCGGAAGCGTGACTGTGCCATGGGATCCTCCGTCGGCGATCAGCCGACCTGCCGGACGCTCACGCCGGTCTGGTGATTGAGTGGGGTTGCGATGGCGGGGACCAAAGACATGATCCGCTTTGCGACGGGGTCGTACTCGGACACGGGCGGGTTCAGTTCGACGTCGCTGAGGATGTTCTGCGACTCGAGGTCCTTGAGGATGGACGTGACCGTCTGGTTCCACCGAGTTGGCGTTGCAACCCCGGGCGGACGTTCGCGCTGCTCCGGCGCAGGGTCATCGGCCACGTAGGGGTTGGCCACCTTGTACACGGTGACCCAGTAGAGCTCGAGCACATCGCGCACATAGTCAGGGACGACAGCCTGTGCCGTGTCGAGCGTGCGGTAGTCTGGGAGCGCACCGTTCAGGCAGTGCGTGACGATCGACCGGACGATGTATGCTTCCCCCGACGGTGAAGTGGCGATGGGGGTAACGCCGTTGTCGAGCGCGCTGATGAGGGTCGCGGTTGTCGGCCAGTCCCCCGATTGACTCTGCGCCACAATGCCTGGCAGCACGTACCCGTCATACCCTTGGTTCGGGTTGGACTGCTCAGCAGCGGTCCTTGCGGCGGCAAAAACTGCCGCGATCTCTGAAGGGTGGTTCTCGGAATTGAGATACCAGAGGAGTTGAACGCGCTCAGCGTTGAGCGTCACCGTCGACAGGGTAATCGAAGCAGACAGCGAGTCGCTGACGGCACAGATGGCGTGCTCCGTCTTGCCCTCGAGCACTCCGGCCTTGGTGTTGAGCTGAGCCTCCCACAGCGCCGCGTTGGCGGCATCGTTCTGGGCGAAGGCGATGCGGTTGTACCGCTGAGCGGATAGCACAGCGAGCAGCGCCGAGACGTCCTCCGTGCCGGTGCCGCCGGTGAAGTGGACTCCGCCTCCCGTGATGGCCGTGCCACCAGCGATCGCGCTCGTGACGCCGCCGGCTGGGGTGTCGCTCTCCTGGAAGAGCACGCCTTGGTTGCCGCGAGCTCCAGCGCTCTTGCGCGTCGCAGTAACGATATAGGTGGGCCCAGCGCCGACGGCGGCCGTGACCGGGGAGTGTGGGTCGGCGTTGATGGATGCAGCGATCGCCGTGGCGATGCTCGAGAGCGTATCCGTCGTGCGGATGACGCCTGTGTAGCGCCTACCATCGATGCGATAGGCGAACTCGCCGGAGCTCGTCGGGTTGGACCCAAACAGCGTGATCGTGATGGTGACGGTGGCTGCTACCGCGCCTACGGCCTCCGCGCTCGGAGCGGCAAGGAGCTTGACCCCGGGGATCCTCAGCGCTGCCTGGCACATGAGGTTGATCTCGGACCCGGCCCCGTGCAGCGTGTCGCTGTCGTCGAGGCTCAGGATCTGGTCGATGCTCGCGTTTGGCGTGGCGGTCCCTGTGCTCTCGAGCATTGTGCCGCTCACGAGACACACGAGGGGGATGGACCCGATCGTGATGGGGCCAGCACCGTATACTGTTTCCCCGAAGAACGCGGGGAGCTTGTTGGTGGACGTGAAGCCGACGATGTTGATGCTCATGCCTGCTCCGAGGACGAGAGGGGTGGATTGGTCGTGGCGGGCTGGCGAAGATCCGCCTGCCACAGAGAGAAGTCTGGGTCTCGACCATGCTGGTCTTTGAAAGCCTTCATGGCTCGACTGCGATAGTCGTTGATCGCCTCGGGCCATGGCCGGAACGGGACGCCAACCGCTTGAGCGGTGGTCCTATCTGCCGGGATGATGTCTCCGTGCAGAATCCCATGCCTGTAGTGGTTGGTGTCCTCCACGGCGCGCGGGGAGAGGTCGAACTTGAAGAACGTGCGTTGCCGAGGGGCATGCATGGCCTTGCTCGCTCTCGTGATCCTGGTCCTCGATGGGTCGATGATTGCGCCGACCCAAAGCCGATATCCGCGGCTCAGGTTGGGGTCATCGGGGAATGCACTCGCGGGAACTCCCTCGTGGTCGAGAGTCTTGAAGGGGTTGCAGACTACGTTGAGCAGCACAGAGCTCTCCTCGGTGTCGAATCTGTTGTTGGAACGTGGAGTGGTCGATGTTCAGGCGATGAACGCGCCGAACACGCTACCGTCCTCGCGGGCGATCTCTTGGTAGATCGCGCTGGGCGAGAAGTTGTCGGCGGCATCTGGGTCGAAGGGCTTTTCGATGTCTGTGGTGAAGCGCTCGATCACCTCGAAGCTCATCTCGATGGCGTCGTACGTGCGAACGATCTTCCCCGCGCCGCTGAGCTCGATGCCGACCATCCTGTCGCGCCACGAAGTGAGCCGCATCTCCTGGATCCCTGCCACTCGTAGCGACACGGAACCCTTCCCGTTGACGGCGTAAAGACCGAAGCTCAAGGTCGCATCGATTCCGGCTTGCGCGTCGACGTCGATCTGCGTGACCTGCGTCAAGTGCCAGGTCCCGACGTAGGTCCCAGCTACGGCATCGAGCGTCACCACGGACGACCTCACGCCTCCGTCCTTCCCGAGCCCTGTGAAGACAACCTGGGTCCCTGGAATGATGCTCGACGGATCGCCCCCAATGGTCACGGTCGGCTGCTGCCCTGGGGAAAAGGAGGTGCTCCCGATCGCACCGTCGAGCGCTGCTCCCGCGTACGTTTCGATCGACGTCGAAGAGGCGATGCTCGTTTTGATGGCGGTCGGATCCGCCGCGACGTCCGCTGCCTCAGAGTCCGTGTCCCCCGGGGCCACGTAGACAGGATCTCGGACCTGCTCGATGGCCCGGTCGACGACCTTGGCGATGGCGTTGGTGAAGTTGTCTCGAGCGCGCTGGGTCTGCTGGACGGCAGGGAGGAAGATCCAGAGCGCCGTCCACACGTCATGGAAGACCCTGTACTCCTCGGCCATGTAGGTCGTCACGTTCCCCTTCTGGCGCCAGATGTACAGTGCGGGGAGGTTCTTCTCGTTGAAGACGTACTCCTCGGGGTTGTGGACGAAGACCGTTTTTACGACGGGGATCGGCGACTCTCCCTCGGAGACAAGGCGAGGGCAGATCGATTGCCACGCGGTCGAAGCGTACTTGTTGAGGAACGCGGCGATGTAGTTGGACATCACCTCGAGCGCTGGGTCCCCCGTCGCCTCTGGTGACGTCGCCGAAATGGCGACAGGGATCTCGAGACCACCGTATTCGTCGGCCATGTCAGAGCTTGAGGCTGTTGCCTCGGTCGATGTTCGTGATGGTTCTATCGGGGCGCTGCGTTCCGACAACCCCAGCGTTCATCCTGACCCACGACACCACCTGTTGGTCGGTGAGCTCTACGTACGGCTTTCCGTAGTGGGCAGCGATGGTGCTCGAGTGGGGGGCGGCAATTCTTCTGGCTTCTTCGGGGCTCATCGGCTCATGATCTCCGCTACACGCTCCTGCGACACCTCGACCTCTCGCAGGATTACGCGCTCTGCCTTCTGGGCCGCTGGACCAATGAAAGGGTGCGGGGCAGTCCCAGGATGGTGAACGACACGAGCGAACACCTGCTCCCCACCCATGTCGAAGCGAAGCGCCGTTCTCGTCGTGCCGATGTCGTCGGACGCACGTCGGCTTTGGCCACGTCGCACCGGACCTACGAATCCAGAGCTTGCCTTCGGACGAATCTCGTGTGGGGCCGTTCCCTTTTCGACCTCGCTCGCGTACGGCGCTGTAGCCTCGATGACACCCACGGCGCCGCCGCGCGTTGAGGTCTCGAGGCGACCCGAGATGCTCCGTGTAAGAGCCCCCGTTTTGTCTTTGTAGGCGTGGTTCGACCGAGCGTAGTCCGCGCCCTCCTTCACGCCGAGATCGACACCGCGTCTGATGCCATCGCTCAGCACGCCGAGCGATTCGTCCCAGTCGCGTCTGAGGTCCTCGAGACCTTCGATCGTCACATCGAACGACATTTCAGAACCCGCTCCCGTTTTGGTTGCCGTTGGGGTCATCGATCGTTGTGTATGGTCCGTTGTTGAAGATGAGCCCACCGGAGTTCTTCGGGGCCACGGCAGGGGATGGTTGATCGGGGAGGTTCCTGAGGCCAGCCCTGATCATCATCATCCTGTCCTTCCCGCGCTTCCACCTTTCGGCACGCGTCTCCTCCCCGAAAGTCCTGACGTACTCCGGGTGTCTCTCGAAGCAGAAGGATATGGCGAAGTCTTTCGCCGCTCGTTTCAGGAGCCGGTCCGTGTCTTCCTTCGGCTCGACGTAGATCCCGACGAGGAACGAATCTACCTCTGCCTCTGCATCGTCGATGACGTCGGAGATCGCGAGCTCGTTGAGCACGCCCGAGTTGTCGTCGTCGAAGATCTCCTTGATGGTTTGGAGCGACAGGGCGCGGATGAGGATGTCCCTGTCGATGTACTTGCCCATGGTGATCTTCGACCTTCGTCAGGATGATGGTCCGTGAGGGTGGAGCCCCGTGAGGGGCTCCACCTGCTCACTGGAAGGCGCCCTTGATTCGCCCAGTCACGAACGGCGACACGAACTGCTCCGCATCGTTGTGCGCGACGACGACCTGCATCGATCCGCGCGGGCCCTCGTAAGGGTTGTAGAACTGGCGGACAAGGAAGCCTCCCTGGACCGTCGGCTGCTGCGTCTGCCCCCACGAACTGGGCAGTGCCTGGTCATTGCCAGCGTTCCACCGGAAGGTCTTTGCCGACGTAACGGTCATGCGCCCGACCTGGTTGCCGTTCGGCGGTCGGTGGGTCAGCACCACGTCACCGGCCCAGATGTATGGGTACGTGTCGGTCGCCATGTCCCAGATCTTGGCTTCGCACACATGGATGGTGGGCAGATTGAGAAAGGCGGCGAACGCGGCCCTGAGGTCTGGCGTGGGAAGGCCAGGGACGGCCTGCTTGAAGCCGGTAAAGCGCTGGACGGCAGGGTTCTCCACCATGGCATTCCAGGTATCGAGGGACATGAACATGTCCGTCGCTGGAGCGAGCATCTTTTCGCGGACTCGGTTGATGTTCGCGACGGGGTCGCTGTTGGACCCACCATTCCACCTGAGCAGTGGATCCACGGTGAGATCGAGCAGCGTAGGCGTGTATGTGTAATTCGCGTCCGTGTACAGCATCGTCTTGACGCGCTGCTCTCGATTCAGCAAGAGCTTGTTCAACACGAGCTCCATGTGGTCGAACATCAGATTGAGCGGAGAATCCTGGTTCGCGAGCACTTCGATGGGGATGTTCGCGCCGAGGGCGTACGGATACGTCTGATACCGAGAGTTCGTCAGGGTGACGCCGATCTTGTTGTACGAGGCTCCGGGCGCGACGATTGTCGCGTCGATGGGCGCGAATGCGTCCTTGGGCGAGAACTCGAAGTATCGATCGGACTCCTTGTCCACCGGAACAGGTGGCGCCGCGAGGTCCGCCTTGTACTCTGCGTTCGAGTATTTGACGGCGAAGTTCGCGAGGATCCGCTCGACATGAACGTCGGCAACACCAACGTCCATGCGCACGAGTTGCTCCTGCGCAGCGTGTCCACCCATCAAGGTGACGAGTTGCCCGTGGCCGTTGTCGGCGAGCATCACGTTCCTGGCGGGGTCGAAATAGCCGATCTTCTGTCCCGTTTCCGGGTTGGTGATGGGGATCATGTTCATGTTGTGGTCCTTGAGAGTGGATGTGGTTCGCTGAGCGATTACAGGGTTGGGCGTGGGTTGCGATGGTGCGTGTGAGGATCGAGGTGATCAGGTGGGGGTCGACACAACGATGTCGACCTGGAGCAGTTCCCCGTCGGCGGCCGTGTGGATGGCCTGCCCGAGCTGCTCCACGCCGACGCCTTTGGCCTTGACGCGGCCGAGCTTGCCGATGGTGTCCGAGACCTGCACGTACCCACCCGCGGTGATCGCGCCGTCGGCGGTAACCTCTGCCCTACCACGCCGCATGATGCTGCCGACCTTGCCAACGTAAATGGTCGTGCGCGTCACCCCTGCCGTCCCGGTGATGCCGCCACCAGCGGTGGGAAGCGTGATCCCGGGAGGCGTGTCGCCAGAGGCGGGGTTCGCAGGGTCGAAGATCACCGCGGTTCCGGCGGTGATGTCGGTCAACCCTGTGTTTTTGACGGTCATGAGGTCCGTCAGCGTGTTCCCAGTCGTGTTCATGGAATGCTCCCGTCGCCGAGCAGGTCATGCCCACGCGGCTGAAAGACTCTTGTTTTTGTTTGGAAAGGAGACAGGTGGGCGTGGAGAGATGAGCGGAGACCCCTGGATCAGTTCAGGCCGTAGTCGGCCATCGTGGCGGTACCGCGCGCGATCTTGTACGCCGCGTTGGACGCATCACGCAGCGACAGCCCCTTTTCCTTCTCGAGTCGGTTGCTGAGCGCGACGACATCCACGTTATGCGTGGCCCCGAACCCGTTCGGCGCGTCCACGGGCTGGCGCATCGGCACGGTCCCATTTGCACCGTTGGCGCCGCCTTGGACACCCGACCGAGACTCGGTGTACCGCCGGAGCAGGTCGGCCTGATTCGCGGGGACGAGCGGGTACATCTTATCGAACTGCTCGGGATCGTTCTTCGCGATGACCAACATGCCGCGCTTGTCCTCGTCGGTCAGGCGCTTCACGTCCTTGTAGGTGAGGAAGGCGGTGTCGACCTTCCTCGCGAGATCCGACTCGTCGCGGAGCCGAATCTGCTCGGCGAGCTTCGCGTTCTCTGCCTTGGCATTGTCCGCAGCAACGCGCGCGTCCTTGAGCTGAAGCTCGAGCATGGCGTTGCGGTCCTCGGCGTCCTTGAGGCGCACCCCCATGGCGGCCTTGTCGTCGCCGAGACGCTTCACCTCGGCGTTGAGCTTGTCGTTGAGCGCCACGAGCGCGGCGGGGTCGGTGTCGGTCATGTTCACGTTGTTCGTCATGGTCGTCGTGGCTCCGTTGTTGTCGCTGGAGTTGGCGTGGTATTCGTCTTCGTGATCGATGATCGCTTCGTCGATCATCTCCTCGATCGCGTCGAGCAGGTCGCCGAAGGTCATGTGCGCCGGGACATTCATCAGGGCGCGGAGGTCGGTCATGTACGGCTTGAGGTCGAAGCCGAGCGCCACCATATTTGGGTCGGCGTTTTCGGCGTGTTCACGCAGTCTTCCAACCTCAGCTTTGCACTCGGCGGCCGTGGCGGATTCGCCAAGCCTGAGAGCGCTTCGCAGGGCGGGAAAGAAGGTGTTCATGTTCGCGAGACGTTGATTGAGCATGCTGCCTCCAGGACGGTCCTTCGCCGCGACGGGCAGCATGCCGTCCAAAAACGGATTGTTGGTCAGGGCGCCGCTCGTCATGCGCGCCCCAATCGGCTGACCCGTCACGCGGTCCTTCGACCCGAACCTGATCGCCGGAGAGAAGAATCGATACTTGCCTTCTCGGATGTAGGTGCGCGCGGGCTCCATCCACCGGACGAGCCCCCAGAGCCCATCTGCACCCCTGTTGTCGAGCTCGAGAATCCAGCCCTGCGCCGGAGCCCCCAGCACCGGGATGGAGCCGTTCGCGCATGGCTCCTCGGTGGCGTGTTCAAAGTCGATCGGGATCCGCTGGTTGACTGTCTTGCGGAAGTTGTCGACGATCTGCTCGAAGATCCCAGGGTTGAGGTCGAATGGGCCAGCGGGATGACCCCGGAAAGTCCCCACCTTGGCGACCTGAATCCAGCGGGGCCCATCGTCCGTCTCGCCATCGCTCGCCGCCATACCCTTCGCGCTGGCGAGAAGGCGCTCTGCTTCTTCGACGAGACCCTTGTCGCGGAGGGCTTTGACCTGCTCGTTCAGCTTGGTCTGGTCACATGCCGGAGCCTTCGCGGTTCCGAGGGTGAGCTCGACGCATTCGCCCATGAGGATGGGGTCCTCGCCATCCGCCATGGCGTGACGGATCTCGAAGCTTGGACCCCCAGGGAGACCAATGCGCATGTGCAGACCTCGAGGCCGAGGCCCCATAGGGCGCCCTTCGAACGGTGCACCCATGGCTCCTTCCTTCGCCTCGACCGGCTTCCCCTCGTGCTTGATGCCGAACTTCTTGTACGCCTTGAGGATGTTGCCCTTGACCCGGTCGTAGGTGGCCTTCGACATCGAGCTCTTGTTCTGCTCCAGGCGTGCCATCGCGTTGCGAGCGTGAGCTGCGTCGTGGATCGGGTAAGCCCTCTGCTCTGGCCACGCGAATGCGTTCTTGGGCAGCGCTTTGCGCTGCTTGGTCTTGAGCGGCGCCATGGTGCGCTTGCCCTGCCCCTGGTTATTTTGCTTGTCGGTCGGGAGAGCATTCAACCCAAGGGTGGCGAGCGATCGCTGAACGGCGTTGTTGAGATCTGCTTCTGTGTTGCTCATGGTGACCCTGGTTGTTGCGAGGTCTGGACGGTCAAAGGAGGTCGGTGAGCGGGATAGGGTGGCGATGTCACGAGCGGGCCAGAACAACGACCGCCCGTCCTTCGCGACGAAGGCGATCCAATCCTTTTGAGGTGCCTCGATCCACCCGAGCCAACCACCAACGTCATCGGGGTTCGCGTAGGTCCCGGAGAGCTCCGCGGAGAGGGCAGGGTGGTTCTCTGGCATCCCACCTGCGCGGCAGAGCACAGCCCAGCCGTGTACCGCGACAAAGCTCGACGAGGACTCTCGAGCGTGCATGACGTGGGCGGGCTCTCCACGGTCAGAGGCCTTCTTCTCGTCGGCGGCGTCCATCTGGCGCACGAGCTTCTCCGACCACGCGCGTCCAGGATCACCGCCCCATAGCGCCCATGCGATGCGCCCGTTCGAGGGAAAGCCATCCTCAGCCGGAGACCACCCCTTGCCCTTCTTGTCCACCTCGTGGCGTGGGAAGTAGCGCGAGATGTGCCGTGCCTTGTCGGGGGAAACTCGAGGCGACCCGACCAGGGCACGAGCGGTGGCAACACCAACCTCGGTTCCTCCGCGCCCGTGCTCCTTCCGCCAGTCGAGGCCGCGCTTGGCTTCCTCAGCGACGCCCTTGGGAACGCTGAAGTCGATGTGGTCGTATCGACCATCGGCCAAGCGCCTGGCCTGCGAGGCGGCAAGGTAGTGGTCGTAGGCATCCAAGACCGCCTGCATGACGGAGGACCCAGATAGCCCGACGGTGGTGACGCCTTCGGCGACTGATTTGATCGAGCACCGCCACGACATCGAAGAGCTAGGTCCCTGGCCGATGAGACGCCCATTCGCAGCGTGAGCCATGGCCTGCTGGTCGAGGTCGAGGATGGCTCTCTCTGGCGCCCGCTCTGCACACGTCCGGTGCATGCGATAGAAAAGGCTGTACCCGCAGGCTGGACCTTCGATCGCCATCAAGCTGACCGTGCGCACATCCGTCTCCGTCCACGGGACGCCACAGAGGGGGCACGTGTTGTTTGTCGGCTCGGTTGGATCCGAGTTGGGCCCCGTGAAGTAGCCGACGGACTCGGGTGGAAGTGTCGGACCACCAGACCATTCACCATGATCAGACATCGAGACGATCCCAGGATCGATGCCGAGCAGGGCCCGGATGAAGCCTACTGGGATGTCGATCATGTCCCCGAAGCGCTCCTGTGGGATGTGCGCGCAGTAGCAGGCCAGCGCGTCGACATCCGAGTCGAACCCGAGCATCACCTTGAGCTCGTCGAACGTCCCATCCTTCTTGAGCTGCTTGATGAGGTACGCCCGCTCGGCGCGCGGGTTCGGGCCCACGAATACGTCGAGCTCTTCACCGTCGCCGCCATCGGTCTTGCGGATGAACCCGTAGTCGACGAGGTAGGTGCGCGTGGCGACCACGTTGCCCGCGTCGTCGAGGAGCTCCTGCACGAACCCTTTGGGGCGGTCGATGGCCACCTGAATCCCAGAGACTTCGACCACCTTGGCGATCTTCGCTGGCTTCTTCTTCGTCCGCGGGTCGGCGAGACACATCGGGATGTCGAGCATCGACATGGCAGCGCCTGCCGGGTAGACGGGCTTGACACGTTTTCCGCCTGGCTTCCGACGACCCCTCGAAACCTGGATAGGTCCTTCCACGTGGACGTCGGCGACGCCAAGGTCGAGAGATCGCGCTGTCATGGTGTCCTGCTCAGGGGATGTTGTGGCCAATGGCGATCGCTACCGCCCGAACGACGGAGAGGAAGAGCGCATCTTTTGCGCGCTGCTCAGGAGGCAGCGATCGGTACGGGACCATGCACGGGTGGGTCTTCGCGGCGATGTCCTTGACCGCCCCATATGCCCACCCAGTGCGTTCTTTTTCAGCCAGCCACTCGGCGTGGCTCTGCTCTGGCGTGTTCCCAGCCAGAGCACCAGCGACACCCTTCCGCGCGCTCTCCTTCTGCCAGTCGGGGGCGTCGTCCCATGCCGGCTGCGAAGTGTCCCCGATCGCCAAGCAGTAGGCGCGGTTCGCCTCGTGCGCCGCTCGAGCGCAGGTCTCAATGACGGCCTGCGGCGTCATGCTGCGGTGGCGACCTCGTAGGTGATCACGTAGTCGTTGGTGCCGTTCGGCGCGGTGTTCGGCGTGTAACCGCCGTTCGGCGCATTGACCGTGGGGAGAGAGAAAGTGCCATCGGTCGCCGGCATGACCCCATTTACCTTCTCCCCCAGGTAGTGCGCGTACCCGGCTCGAGAGGCGATCGGGGACCCGAGCCCGATCACGTCGCCTGTGCCAACCGACATCGTTGCCCCCGTCCCATCGCCGGCCGTGAACGCGATCGAGGTGATGCTCGCGAAGCACTTCACTCCAGCCGCCACGGTCGCCGTCTGGGCCACAGTGATGGTCTCTGTGATCACCGACCCGTTGACGTCGTACCCAGTGACGACAGCCTCCGCCGGGGCATCCGCAGGCGTCAGACCCGCCGTGGTGATCGTGATGTTGCGTGGCGGGCTGATGGCGCCGTCGCCGATCGTCCCGTCGAGATCGGCCACGCCGTAAGTCACCGCAGTCACCTGGCTGGCCTGGGCGGTCAGGATCGCCACCGCATCAGCCGCGGCTACGTTCGCCATCTCGTCCACAGTACCCACCAGCAGGTCGGCCTGAAGGAGGTGCTTGGCGATCGAGTAGGGGTAGTTCGAGACGTTGGGGGAAAAGCGGGTCGTCATGGCAAGTCCTCATCCTTCGGCGGCTTCGCGCCTTTTCGTGTCTTCGCAGGCGGCGACGCGGGGACAGCCTTGCCGCCCTCCTCGCCCACATCCTCGTTTTGCTTCGATCTTTCTCCCTCACCAATGGGCGCCCCCGTCGCCGCAGGAGCAGGAGCCCCAACATCGACAGGCGTGGTTGGTGGCACAGGCTTGGCGAACTTTGCGATCAGCCCGGCCATGAACCCGGCGACGTCGCTCTCCGTCATTCTGGCAAGAGCGCTCTTCATCGCGGGGGTAATGTTGAGCCCAACAGCCTCAGCCAGAGCGACGGCAAGGCTTTGGAAATCCGTCTCGCCGGATCGGCCATGCAGAGCCTCGAGCAGCATCAGCTCAGCAGGCTTGAGCGGGGCAACGCGGATGCTTTCTTCGTCCTTGGGGTTGACCAGCCGCAGGCCGAGCTCGCCAGCGAGCCATGCCCCATCTACCGGCAGGCCAATGCCCGCCGCATCGATCGCGCGCTTGAGGAGCGCTTCTGGGCTCACGTGCTCAACGTGGACGATGATGTTGGGGCAGAGGTGCTCCTCGCCAGGAAAGTTCAGATGAGTGAGCCACCAGATGAGATCCGTCTTGATGGTGTCCGCGAAGTTGGCAGCGTCGTAGCGCGCATTGCGGATGCTCCCACGCTCGTGAACCTCACCAAGGCTTCGAGCCCCACGGTCGCCCGCATCGGTGGTGAGGGTGCCCCCGAGCACGGCCTTGCTCATCTCGTCGTTGCAAAGACGGATCAGCTCAGCGTGGTTCATCCCCCCGGACGAACCCTTCATCGCCGGGCCATCGAGCTCGACCTTTATCGAGTCGGGCAGGGTGGCTCCGGCAAGAGCTCCCGACCCGAGCGCCTTCAGGGCAAGGTCGGCAGCGTCGATGTCCGGCTGCGTCGCGACGCGTGGGTTGGGGTTATTGGGGATCTTGGTGTTGTAGTAGGCGAGGGCCCAGGGCTTTGAAAACCGCTCGACGAACTGCGACGCCCCGCGCATGGCCATGTTTTTGATGGCCATGTACCAGGCGATCTCTCTGCCAACGCCTTCGCGCGTCGTGTAGTTGCCTCGCACACCTGGCTCGAAGACGATGAACTTCCCTGGGTGATCGGCGACGCTCAGCCCGAAGACGTTCATGGTCGGCTGCTCGGCCATCCCAAGCCCAGGCTGGACCATGCCCTGGTCCCAGATCCGCAAATCCCACCGCCCCTGGTCCGGGTAGGCAAGCCGTCGGCTGTGAATGAAACCGAACCCCGCCACGTGCCAGCCGTCGACATCGCGGGTCCAGTAGGTCTCTAGCGCGGTGATCCCGTAGAAGACGCCCCAGAGCAGACCGTAGAAGGCCTTCGTCTTCTTGGGGATCTCGTCCCACCTCTGCTGCACGACGTCGCGGATGTACGCCGCCCTTTGCGCCGCGTCTGCGTCTCCTTCGGGTGTCTTCGCTGCGACGATATCAACGCGCCCTCCAGCCACCGCCAGCACGCGCTGGGAGACGATGGCGAAGGCGTGCGGGTCCTTCTCGATGAGCTCGTCGAGAGCATCGACGTATTGCTGGCGGTACCCGCTCTGGCAGAGCCGGTAGACCGCCGACAGATATTGAAGGGTAAGGTTGGACCCGAGGAGGGTCGGGTACCTATCGATGAGCGGGATCGGCGCCAGGACGCGCTCGCCAGCATTGTCGTTGCCGCTCTGCGCGACGAACGGGTTCTTTTTGCTGGCCATGGAGGCAGGTTATCGACGGCCCGTTGGCCGCAGCCATCAGCCCTGCGGCTGGGCCTGGCCCCGGTCGGACGCGAGGATGGGGGACACAGCGAACTGATCGACGCAGCACGTGGACGCGATCAGCTTCCAGCCTTCCTTCTCCCCATCCACGAGGATGTTGTCGAGAATGACCGAGGTCTCCTTGTCCCCGAGCTCTTGGGCCATCGCACGTGTCGCGCGGAGGTGCGTCCTCCACTGCGCCATCCGGTCGATCAGGACCCTCGTGTGGTCGGCGGCAGAAACGAGCCCAGGCGGGTACGGGGCGAGCTTTGAATTGCAGAGGATGCCCTCGAGCGTGCTCTCCGAGAGCCACCCAAGCTGGGACACTCGCTCAGCCAGCGTGTCCGCAGCCCCGTCGAGAAATCCGTAGAGCTCACCGAACCGCTCGTGCATCTCCTCGAATGTAGGACCACGAACGTTGCGATGTGCGGTCTTCGCAGCGTGCGACAAAGCCTCCGTACAGGCGAGCGAGCCATTGAGCTCGGCGACGATGCGCATCTTCGTCTCGGCTGGCAGGGCGCAGAGAGACTTGAACAGCCTGGCAGGATCTTGTTCCAGAAGCATGGTCCGTGGGGGAGTTGTAGGGATGTGGGCGTCGCTCGGAGGCACGAGCGGAGGATATGGGAAAGGTATGATATTAAACGTCACCGAAAAGAGCAAAGTTTGCCGAATCGATGACTTTTTCAGCCTCGTTTATGGCTTGATCGATAGGCGGGGTGCGTTTGGGCATGATGGCCTGCCGCACACCTGCCACGGAATATCGTTTCGCTGAACCCAGTCTCGTAGCGCTGTCGCATAAATCCAAGGTCGATTCGCGCGCATCCCGTGGACGGGTAGGCGGTCTCTCTTGGCCGTGGCGAGGTACCTCGTCCGACGCCTGTCGGTGTGCCCCAGCATGGCCGTGATCGCGTCCCACCCTTCTACCCGCGGCAGGTCGCTCGTCCTTGGATCTGCCTTGCGTCGCTCTTTCCAGTCGGTTGCATAATCGCTTCGAATCCACAGCGTGCCCCTCCCTTTGCCCCTGCCCAAGCGGACGCGGACGGGGAGAGGATCCTCCCCGAGTCGCGCGTAGAAATCGATCATGCTTTCCGAGCATCCAAGAAAGTGAGCGATCGCCTTTTGCCCAATGAGCTTTTGAACCTCGTTCAAGAGAACACCTCGAGCGGGTCGATGATCTCCACGTGTTCTTGCGTTGGCCGCTGACGAGCGGCTCCTGGCTTTTGCTGGCGCGGCTCGATGAGTCCTCGCTCGAGGAGAGCGGAGGTGATGGCCGCTCGAGCGCGCTTGAGCATGATCTTGGCCTCGCGCTCGGTAGCTGGGACGCCTTGATGCCCCATGCTTCGGAGGCGCTCGAGCGCCTCGGGGATGGTCATGCGCTCGAAGAATGGCTCCATGGTGCCGTTCTTCGCCCGACGAGCTGCTTTCCGCTGTGGAGCTCCCACGTCGCACAACCTCACGAGGTCAAGCTCCACAGCGGAAAGCGGGCGCCCCAAGTCTGTGACCACACCTCGAGCACTGACCATCCGCCCGACGCGGGCAGCCTCGATCGCTGCTCGCGCATCGAGCGATCTGAGGAGAGCCTCCTCGCCGCGCGCGGAAGAGGACCCGGAGCGAGATGGGGAGACAGCCATGCGCCCATCAAGCCGGACACCGCTCGGAAGTGAGTTCGTTGCGCGGGCGCTCGTCCTGAAGGTAGGCGCAACCCCGAGGAGCGCCTGGTCCACGCTGAAGGCTTTGTCGATAGCGGCGCGGTGTCCGGCGAATGAGGCACGCCTCCGCTTGGCTCCGCCGCAGACCCGGCACGTGCGCTCCTCCCCGACGTCATCGGAAAGAACGCCCTCCCCAGAGCATGCGGCGCAGTCCTTGTCTTCGTCGCGCATCTCGAAGGTGACCACGAGCTCGTCGCGCCCCTCGAGACGAACCATCAGGTTCCAGAGCATGCCAAGGAGGGTTCCAAGCAGGAGCCGCTCCGCATCCCCCTGCGGAAGGCTCCTGCCTCCCCTCGGTTTCACGATGGAGATGTCGCCACCGTTGAGGAAGCGGTAGATGTCCTCGACACGAGCGACACCACGGCTCTCGATGGTATCTCGAAGCGATGCGATCCGCTCGGTTCGCGCACGGATGTCGAGCTCAAGCTCGGCGTCCTGGTTTCTGGACCACAGGGCGATGCCGCCGCCATCGGGGAACGAGTTTCCAGCGGATGGGTCTCGCTCCCACAACGGACGTGGTGTCACGGGCGGGATCGTCGCTTCGCAGGCTGGGCAGTAGAGAGCGCCGTCCCCATGCCACACAGCCTTGGAGGACAGGCAGAACGGGCAGCGAGGTGGAGGGGATGTTTTTGGTGTGGAGCGTCGAAAAGTAGGGGAGGAGTCCCGCACGAAGCCTCCGGCCTGGACGAGACCCGCTCGTCCGTGGTAGGTATGCCGCGTACTCCTCGTGGGCGTGGGGTGCCGAGGGCTGGCGCGGACAAGGCGACCAGCCCTTCTTTTTCGCTCAACCCGTGGTGGGTACGGTTTCATCCGGAGAAACGGATGACTGCCAACGAACGAGACGCGCCAGCGCTTCGATAACCGACTCCCCATCGGCGGGCTTCACCAGTGCCACCACCGCGGCGAGCTGGGCGCGGGCCATGGCCACCTCACGGCGTTGGGCGTCGGCCTCTTCCTGGTAGTGGGTCACCTGCTTGCGTAGGTCCTTGGCGATCACCTTGTGCGCGCTGGCCTGGGCCCTGAGCTTGGTAGCGATCTCGGCCGGGTTGTTCCCGCGTCTCCTCGATGCCAAGTCGTCGAGGAGGTACTCCACCGTGGTCACGATGTGAGCGTAGGTCGGCCTGTCCGACAGTTTCGGGAACCTATCCAAGAGCTTCTTGTCGATGCGCTGAAGGAGAGGTGCAACGTTCGCGGCGGGATCGGTGCACGGGGAACCTGACCCGTGCAGGATCTCGAGCTCGACCATGCGCGACACCACTTGCTCGATGCACGTCTCGATCGTTGCCGAAGTGATCTCCCTGAAGCCTGCCTTGCGCAGGGTGGCCGCAATGCGATCGCGGAACAAGCGCCACGTCGTGAGCTCCTCGAACAGCACTTCGGTACAAGCGGCGATTTCATCTGGCCTTGATCTTGATGATATCAGCGGGAATTGCTGAGCGATCTTCCAATCGATCCGAGCTAGCAGCGAGGATAGCTCTGCCGACTTGCCGATGAGGCATACTGCCGTATCGACCATGTTGTCGCCGGCGATAGTGGCATGGTGCTTGGCAACAGCCATCCCGACGCGGCCCACATCTTCTGCCAGCGACATTTTATGCTCACGTAGTTCTACGACCTCCTTGCGAAGAGAATCGATGAGCTTTGCGTCGTTGTCCCTCGCTTCCGCCATTGCATCGAATGACGCAACGTTCGACCTGTTCTTTTCCTCGAGTTCCTTCACTCGAGCCTCGGACAACGACAGCGCATCATCGATCTTCTTGACCTTCTCCGTATCCGTGGCAATCCGCCCGTCGATTGAGTGAAGGCGCTCTAGTTCCGACTCGATGAAACGAAGCTCGACGTCTTTCGCACCTTCGGCCAAGAGAGAGTCGGCAAACATCTGCTTGATACGGTCCAGCAGGTTCCTGCTCCAGCCGCGGTCCACCGGCCACGCAGCCGAGGCGTTGACATCCTTCGCGTGAGCGACGAGCTTTCCGTAGTGGGCCCTTATCCGCTGCAATGAGGCCAGCCCGAGCGATTCACCGCTATCATTCGGTTCAGCCGAGAATCGGTAGAGTGAGGATCGAAGCTCGTCTAGAACGAGGTCCGTTTCACCATCGGCTGGCTTTTCATTGCCTGCCTTGTCCACGAGAGCCCTGACGACCCTCAGCCCTTCATTGCTCAGAAAAAGTACCTTCATCGATTTCCTCCCAGAGAGGCATGGGGTGGCGAGTTGCACCCCATGCCTCTGACCTTCGTCACACCCGCGCGGAACTACCATGCTTGCCGCGCCCACGCCCTCCGCCGCCCGAGCTCCGCCCGGACAACTCCTTCGCCGCATCGAGCTCGGCAGTGAGCGAGGCGACGACCTGCACCACCGACCCCTTCGGGAGGGAGGCGAACACGCGCTTGATTGGCTCTGTTGAGTTGGTCGGCTGAACGACGAGCTCCCCTCCGAACACAGAGACGCACGCATCGGGGTACCTCACCTTGAGCGCTGCCTCGATGGCATCGACCGTGTAAGGAAGGAGCACCCGCTCGGCGTCGGAGATGACAGCATCGATCGTCATCTCCTGCCAGTTCGAAGGAGCCACGTGCGTCTCGGTGCCCCACGAGAGATGCATGTACACGTTGTTCCCGACGATCGATGCGCTGGCGCTGGCACCATGGCGCTCTGCCCAGGCATCCTTCACCTTCTCGAAGTTGCGGCCGCGCTCTGCCCGAGCGACGAACTCCTCGATGGCCTTGAACTCGATGAGGACGCACGTGCGGTGCATGGGGGACTCATCGCTCATGAACGTGTCCCCCTGAGCCACCACAGGCTCAGGTTTCAGGATGAGCGGCCGGAGCAAGCCAACGATGGCGTTCGCGACCATCGGGCCGTAGAAGGGGCGCCTGACGTCGGCGCTGAGGTGCTCCCAGGTGACGGGCTCGTCGTGGGTGTACGCCGCGAAGGAGGTCGCGCTCGGGTCCTTCTTCTTTGCGGCCAAGGCGAGCTCCGGGATCGACATGATCGCCACGTCGACATCATCCGGGTTGATGGTGGGGAGAGGTCTTTTCGCAAAGTCGCGGGCTTCCGTCGCGGCCTTGGTAGCCGCGCGGTGCGTCTCGATGAAGATGTCGGTAAGCATGATCTTGTTCTCTTGGTGGTTGTTGGTCATGTTCTTTGGTTCCTGAGCTTGATGTATGTATCCACGGCCTCCATGGCCAGCGGACGTTCTTTGTTGATGTTGCAGGCGGCGATGGCGCGCTCCTTGGCGACGTCGCGGTCGGTCGCGCGGATTGTCTCATAAACGACGATGCCGAAGAAGCAGTAGAGCACGTCGTCATGGCTCGGCGCTCTCAGGAGCCTGCCAGGCTCACGAGGCTCGAACATCCCCGTGAGGGTCTTCGTGAGGGCGGCTCGGTCTACGTAGAAATCAGCGCGATGGAGGTGGCGACGCGCATCTTCCACCGTCTTCGCAGATGGGACAGCGGCAAGAAGCTGTTTGTCTCCCAAAGAACGCAGCATGTTTGCCCAGGTGTTGGCCGGGTCCTTCAGGATCATATCGCACGTGGCGCGCGCCACCTCGAGCGATACGTCTTGAGCCGAAGGAATCTCGCCGCTTGGTGGGATGAAGCAGATCGTCGAATAGTTACCAACGATCGCCGACTTCGCGCTCTTCTCGATGAAGTCCTTGGTTGAGTTGACCATCTGAACTGACTTGGCTCGAGCCTCCAAATTGAACGAGAAAGGGTTTGCTGGAAGGTTGGTGTCGCTGAGCCTTGGAAGTTCAGAGGCCGCGTCGTCTCTGATAGACTCAGACGCTTTCAGCACGTCTGACATGCTCGTGCGATCGTGGCCACGGTTCGCAAAACGGCCACCATAATTCGACCAATGCGCGTCGCTGTTCACAACAAGATCGCACTCGGGACCGCAGAAATTTCCACGCGGCACGATGTACTGGCGGCCGCAATGCGAACAACCATCTGGCTTCACGCGGGCGATGCGCGTCCACTTCGACACTTCGGATGCCCTCATGGCGTTGCACGTCAACCCGCTCGAGTACGAGACCATCGCGCCAGGCAAAACCCCTGTGATGGTGACGCACGAATCGCGAGAGTTCGGCGGCTGTGAAGGGTCGGCGTACACCTCGCCGACTAGCACCGCGCGCGGAACGTCACCTGGGCCAACGTGGGCAATGATGCCAGCGCAAACGGCTTGTTCACGGAGAGTCGTTTCACTCCAGCGACTATCATGTGACGGCCAACGTCCAGAAAGCACAACTACCTTTGGTGCTCCGTCGCTGGACTCATCGACAGCCACCACATGGCACGACCCATCCACGAAATCCCAGATCTGGAGCTCCTCAATAACGTCTGGAGTTCTGCTTCGACGAAGGTCATCGAGCTTCGCCATCTCGCGATGAGTGGCGGGGAGGCGCCGAATACGGATGCTTTGCCCACCGACACAAATATCGAATGGCCCTTCCGTGGTCACGCCATAGACAGTGATGCTCGACGCAACACCGAGAATCTTCCCGATATTGTGGATTGGATGAGGTTTCGCCCACGAGATCCTGCCGGAAGCATCTGCTACGGCAAACCCGCGTTCCACATCCCTCTCCCTTGGCTTCCTTGGCGCGTTGTCCGTATCGAAGTACTTGTAAGCCTTCTTGAAGATGCCGAGCGCGACGCGATGCGTCTGGTTCTCCGCATGGGTGTTCGACTTGACGTGATCACCAACCACGACATCATCACCGTCCACCTCGAGCACCTCGAACACCTCGAACGGCATGCCTTTCGGTCCCATCATGTCGCAGAAAGCCCACGCCCCCGGTACGACCCACGACTCGGGGGGCGGCTCGCAGAACCCGAACGCCTCGGCGATCCTCCGCCGAAGGTCACGATCCATCATCGCGCCACCACACGCGCCGAAGGCCGTGGCCACGTCGTACTCATCGGTGACGTAATGAGCGGAGAGCTTCTTGGCCACGGCTGCGGCGTCACTCTCGCCGGTGATCATCCGAGCCACGTTGACGATGGTCTGGGCGTTGCCAGTGAGCGGAGCCATGTCTCGGTCGTCGTCGCCCACAACGACGCGGAGCACGGTGTACTCAAGGGGAACCGCCGCGGTGATGCGCACCATCCTCGTGCCATGTGGACCACGCATCTTGTCTTCCCAAATGTCCACCTCGTCAACGCACGCGCTGGGATGCCCGACGAGCGCCCGAGCCATCGCGGATCTGTCGCTGTCCTTCGTCACAGCTACGTTCTCGCGACCGCGCCTGACGAGCATCGCCCCGTCGCTCACTTCGCTACCAAGGGGGCTCAAAGCGTTGCCAACCCCAAACATTTTATCGATTCCCATGTCGTTCCTTTCCTGCGCGGCACACTCGCTCACGCCTTCCTCTTGAAGCTACCACACACAGAGCATGATCCACGTGTCGCAACCATGTAGCGTGAATTTCGTCGATGAATGCTACTTCAGCATCACCCAACGTCGATCGAGTAGTCGATGGTCCACGTGAAGGTCACGGCACCAATCGGACCGCTCATCGACTTCGACAAGACCCACGGCCCACCGATGCGTAGCCGGTCGTCAAAGCCAAGCTCTGCCGTCGCTCTGGCCACGTCGATCGCAGCAGCCATCACCAGCTTGTCCATCACCGCAACGTCGAACACCTCTCCTCGATCGAACATGCCCTGGGCGTCATCTGGGCTGACCGAGATAGAACTCCGCATGGGCTTCGCCATGATCGCAACGGATGTTGATGTCGACGGGACAAGACCGCCACGCGCTCGAGCGATCACCCTGAGCACGCTGTTGGCGAACTTGCTGTAGTCGTCTCGAATGAGCCTTTCTTCGTTCATGCGTGCCATCACTTCAAACCCAGCGCTTCGCGCTCCTCGTCGGTCAGCTTGGCCAACGCCTTGGACCTGGCTCGCTCCTTGGCCTCCAGTTCCTTCCCATCGATGTCCACGCGGGCCATCCTGTCGAGAACGCGCACAGACCCGTCGCTGAGCCTGACCGCCTCCCGTTCCTCGACGACCATGAACGAGCACTCCGCCTTGGCCTTCGTCGAGAACACGCCGACGACATTCGGCCATCCGCCGCCATCCATCCCCCTGTCAATGCGCAGGTACACTGTGAATAGCTCGCCGACGCGCTCGATGTGATCGAGGTCCCCAGAAAAGAGATGAGCCTTCCCGTGTTGCGGGTGGTTCAAGGCGAGCCACCCGTCTGTTGGAGCTCAAAGTCACCGTACAGTTGCTTCGCCCTCCACCTGTCGAAGATCACCTTTGCGATCGACCATACGGCCTTCTCCTTACCGAAGGCTTTGCGCCCGAAGTTTGAGCAGATGCTCTGCGCCTTGAGTCCTTCGAGCCCTGCCTCGGTCAGCTTCTCGTAGAGCCAACCTCCCGCAGCGCCAACCTCAACGACGCTCGTCGTGCATGGCATCCCAGCATCGACGGCAGCCTTGCGCCCATCGGACATGAACCTCTTGTACTCATCTTCGCTCAAAAACTCAGGTTTCATTGGATCACATCTTTCTCGAGTCGTGCCTTTTGCATTCGCCGCAGACGATCAGCAGGGGTCTCTCGCCTCGGCGGACCTTCGTCCAGCGCCCGCGCTGGCGGCGGGTCTTCGCGCACCGCTGGTTCTTCAGGTTCTGCTGGCTCCTGCTCTTCGTGCGCTGGTAGCTGACGCGGACCGGCAACCTCGTAGAGACCACGAGCCGAACGCGCCACGAGCCGGTGCGCGACGAGGGCGAGCAGCGCTTGGTTAGCGCTTGCCCGACTCATCCCAGCACCAGCCGCGATCTCAGCAACCGTGCGCCGGCCTGGGTTCGCACGCAGCCACACCAGAATCCGATCGCCCTGCGTCCCCTTGCCCGGCTCTGTCGCGGAACCTCGGCGCCCGCGCCCGGACACGTCGCGCTTGGCCTCTCGCGTTCTGTCGAGTCGTTCGCGCAGGCTTGCCTCCTCGTCCTCGATTCGTCCCAGGAGCCGCTCACGAAGCTCTTTGAACAGCGCTACGTCGTCTTCCAGTCCCATCACCCAAGTTCCTCCATCATGTCGATCACGGCCCTTTCTCGGTTCGCGCCTTCAGGTAGTCATCCCCGCTGATGACCTGAAGATTCTCGAGCTGGTACCTTGACGCTACACGTCACATAGTGAACCGTACGCCGTGACATGTCCAGCCGAAGACGCTCAAGACGGGTCGTGACCCTCTCGGCCCTCGTCCCATCTGGTGGCAGGCCGCAGCTCTGGGCCTATGGGTACGCCGACCTGGCGCGCCTGCTTGGCCTGAGCGAGGCCGCTCTGCGCCAGCGCGTGCGGCGCGGGACCTTCGACCCTGGGGACCTTGCCGCCGTCGTCGAGATGGCCGCGAAGATCCGGCAACCGTGACCCATGGAAGGCAAACGGCCGGTGCTACCAACACCGACCGTTACCCCGCCTTCCGGCGTACCGTTGAGTGCTCTTCAGTACCTCTCAACGTCAGCTCCCTGAGTCTGCCATCGCCGAGGCCACGTGTCAACTACATGCGGCGTTCTACGTGACCGGAGCCCGCCGGCACAGGCGGATGGCGGGCGGGAGCTTCTCGAAGAGATACCCGCGCAGAAGGAGCGCGTCAGCGACCCTGTCTCGCAGGTTCTGGGTTGGCGCGGCAAGGAGATAGCCTTCGCCGTGGAAGTTGACACGGACGAGTCTCGGCTCAACGCCAAGCTCTGCCGACACATCGTCAACGGCACGGCAGAGCGAACCGAGCTCTTCGTTCGACCAACTGGCTCGAAGATCGCTCGGGAAGTCCGCGCTCTGCATTTGATGGGCGGCATCGACGGCGATTTGAAGCGTGCTGCGCAGCCGTGACTCATCCGTCTCGACCCACCCCAGGAAACCAGGGGCCCAGCGCCCATCACCCCAATCCAGAACGCAGCGCGAGATCCCATCCGGTGCCACCCAGCGAGCGATAGGCAATGACCTACTCCCCAGCGATATGCCTGAAGGCCCGACACGGATATGGGTGGATCCGTCAGGGAGCACGGCCACGTACCCGCTCACTTCCACTACCTGTCCGTCAAATATCTGTCCTTCGGAACGATGCATCATAGGTCTCCGTCGTAGTGCTTGGCTCGCGATCCTTGTCTTTGGGCACCATCACGCATCAGAACCCGCCCTCGTCTCCCCAGACCCGCGTACGTGGAGCTGGTGGAGCAGGGGCAGGCGCACCTGCTGCGGCGAGCTCGGCGTGGGCGTCGGAGAACGCGTCCACGATGTCGTCCTTCGCGCCGGTGGGGAAGGCTTCGAGCTCGCGAAAGAACTCTTCGTTCCAGTGCCCGCGCACGACACGAAACCGCCCGTACCGCCCGCCCGTCGAGTGCGGGTTGGCCTGGGCCGCCGCGGGGCTCGCGCGCGTCACCTTGTCGGCGATCGGCTTGCGGTAGGAGATCTGGTAGCCGTCGAGGTCCTGCGCGTAGGCGACCACCTGATCCTTGGCGGCCTGACCGGGATCGATCGGGAGGACAACCTTGACCTCCTTGCCGTCCGACTTGGCCACGCTCTTCACCCGGTGCCGCACGTCGCCTGGGTTGGACCGGAGGCTCGAGAGGTCCTCGACGTAGTAATACCCGTCTGCCGCAAGGGATACCTCGATGCCACGCGTCCAATCGGGGTCCGGGTTCTTCTGCGTTGGTTCAGTCGCGGCGAGGTCCCAGGCCCTGACCCGCGTCGCCACCGCTGGCCGCTCGTCCACCACCTCGAACCAGTCCCGCTTGAAGATGGTCCCCTCGCCGTACTGCACATCCCAGTCCCCTCGCTCGAGCTGGGCAGCGCGCACGGGGTTGTTGTCGCGGAGGGTGGCCAAATAGTTCGGCGTGGCCTTCAGCAGCGCGGGGTTGTCGGTGACGAGGCTCCTGATAAAGACCCGCGTCGAGGCATCCACCCCGTTCCACGCAAACGGCTCCGTGGAAAATCGATCCGTCCCGCGGACCTTCGCCACGTAGAGGATCATCCCGCTCGGAGCTGGCGGAACCTCTCTGCCACCATCCCACCGATCGGGCAGACCGTACCCGCACACGACGGCGCCGGTATCGTCGACCTCCTCCCAGTCCTCGACCTTGCATGCCTTGTCGAGCCACGGCGCCCAGCGCTCCTTCACCCACGCCGCCCCCGGCTCGTTCGGCTTCGGCGGGTTGGTCGTTGCTACCACCCGGCGCCGGATCCCATGAGACGACCCGCGGAGCCGGCTCTTGATTTCGAGGTACTGCTCGAGCTCGAACTGAACGAGCTCGTCGAAGCAGATCAGGTCGAACGCCTGTCCGTGGTAGATGTCCCAGTCGTCCCGGTCATGGCAATGGCCGAACCACACCCTGGCCCGGTCGTCGTTGATGATGAGCCACCCCTTGTCTTCGCGGAACCTCCCCTTCGGAGCGGGAGCGATCGGACCGAAGAGCCCATCCCTTCCACGCAGGTAGATGTCCTTCGCCTCGTCGATGAGCCCGGCGAGCTGGGGGGTGCTCCTACGCAGCACCAGCCCTCGAAATCCTGACGCGCCCAAGTACTTGGAAGGCAAGGCGATGATCGCCGAGCTCTTCCCACCGCCGGCCGCCCCACCGAACAGGGTCTCGTCAGCGTCGACGTCGAAGAAGAGCTCCTGAGGCCCTGGCTGTGGTGCCCAAGGCGGCAGGCCGCTCTCTTGTTCTTCGCCCTGGTCTGCGTTCGAAGTCAGCGCTGACAGGAGCATGCCCAACGCGGCGACGTCGGCGGGCACCTTCTTCTTCGGTCGGCTCGACGCGATCTCTTCGAGCAGGCTCGCCATCTTACCCTCGCACCATGGCCGGGTGGTGGAGCGCGCTCAAAGCCCCTCGCTCCACAAGGACCGCCTGGATCTCGGCAACCACCCGCGCCCTCGCTTCCGGGAACTCCGCAAGCCCACGCTCCACCGCAGCGATCACCGCCCCGAACTCCTGGCTCTGGAGAATGTTCACCACCTGGATGTTCGGCTTCGCCTGAACCACCGTCCCCAGAATCCGGTCGAGCTGCGTCTGCGCCGCGATGGCGTTCTTTTCGAACTCGGCCGCGGCCTTGAGCGCCATCCCCTCAGCCGGGAAGCTCTTCGCCTTGCGCGCCTGCTCCGCCGCCCTGAACGACTCCTTCGCCTTCCGACGGCATTCGTCGCGGATCGTGCGCATCGTCCCAGCGCTCACCTCCCGCTGGTCCTCGAGGTCTCCCCTGTCGATGCGCGTCACGACAGAGGCCATGCGGAAGTATCCGCGTACCGCATCCCAACCAACCCGCCACTTCTTCGCCAGCGTCCGGATCGAGGCGGTCCCCTTCCACCGCCCGGTCGCGATCATCCACGCGACGTGCTCCACGCGATCATCCACGCAGGACAGGTCCTCCTCCCTGTCCGGCCGCCCTCGAAGAAGCCCTGCCGTCGGAGGTGGCGTCTCGTCCTCCCCGTCTTCTCCTTCTCCCTCTCCCTCGCCAGCACCACCTACGTACTCCCCGGGGTTCGCCTCCTCCGCAGGGCGGTGCTCGTCGTTCTCGTCGGCTTGGAGAGGATGGTCGACAACAGCCCCCACATGGGACGACGGGACACCTTCCTGAGACGGGTCGTGAGACGGCTCAGGGAGGGTCTCTTCGACCGTCTCAGGCGAGGACTTCGACAGCAAAAAACCTTCAGGTTTCGCATATGTGCGCGCGTCGTCCAAATCTGAGACAGATGGTTTCTCTCCCCCCTCACGAGACACCACGAAGTCCTCGCGGATCTGTTCCTCGCCTTCACGCTCCGCGTCACCTTCGTCCTCTTCGAAGGCGTCCTCTTCCCCTGTCTCTTCGTCGTCGCTGTCTTCCCCGCTGTGCTCGTCGAGATCCTCGTCTTGCTCTTCACCCGGCTCCTCATCGTGGTCTTCGTCGCATGCACGGGTTGAGGAGGGGGGATGGTCGTCGGTGGGGGCCGGGGGGATCTGATCGGTTGCTGGGGTGGGAGGGGCGAAGAAGCGCTCGGGCGAGGGAGGGGGAAGGTTGTCCCCGGTGAGACCGAGACAGCGCTGGCGGTGTCTGCCGAGGGTGGCCCTGGAGTTGAGCTTGTACCGCTTGACGACGGTACCGAGCCCGACGCCACGTCTGAGGTCTTCGTCGATGAGGAGGGAAGACTTGCTTCGGCAGATGGAGCAGTCGTGCTTCTTCTTCATGGGAGGGAGACACCGGGGGGATCGACGATGGGCCAGCCGAGAGGGGATAGGTCCGTGGTCGGGGCGGCGAGGAGGATGAGCTTGGCGTGTGGGCGTTGAGCCTGAGCGTGCTCGACGATCCTGTTCACGCGTGTGATGACCCGTCCCGTGATCTTGACCTTACCGAGCCAGATCAGGACGACCTGGCTCTCTGGGAATTTCGGCTCTGTGTAGACCGAAGGCGGGCGAAAATGCTCTGGGCGAAACACGAGCGGACATTGACCCCAGCCGAGGATGCGGCGAAGGCGGTCGTTGAGCTTCTCGACCACCCGCTCGCTCCCGTGGGCGGCCATGCACGGGTGGTGTGTATTGTGCTCAACCGTGGCGATGACCCTGGACACGATCCGGTGCTCCACATCGGCAAGGCGAGCGCGCTCGTCTGCTTGTGCCTGGGTGAGCCCCCAGCGGGCCACATGTGCTGGGTCACCTTTGAAGGCTCTGCCTGCCCTGACGAGGATGCCCAGCGCCTTGAGCACGCCTTGGTGAGCACTCCCTGAGCAGTGGAAGCCATCGAGCCCCTTGTTCACGAAGGCAGTGGTGATCTCGTCGATGTCCCCGTGCGTTGGGAGGATGCCGAGGACGGCTTCCAGCGCCACGGGCTCCGACACCCCAAGGATCCTCTTCGCTGGGTCTCCAAGGGGCGACGTCGTGGTCAGGTGCCACAGCAGCCAGAGAGATTGCTGCGGACCCAAGTCGTTGCACGTGATGACCCCGAAGTCGGCCATGGCCTCGTTGCCGTGCTGCCACCACTTCACGAGGGCGACCCACGGGATCCCAGGCTTCGGCCCAGAGCGCCCCCGACCGTCGGAGACAGCGAGCACGACCGCTCGGTTGGGGAGCAGGCCACCATAGCCATCCCTCTCGAGCAGGGCACCTGGGTTGGGGGCGGGCGGGGGCTTGGTCTTCATGGTCTTGGTCATGGAGTGTCTCGTATCGTAAGCCGCGAGCCCGCCCGTTCCTTCCTGGGTGTCTCACGGACGAGCGAGAAGGTCGTCGGGGCAAAGCCGAACCACCACGGACCGGAACCACCGCTATCCGCCACGACGATCCCGCGTCGTTCGAGCTCCCTCAGGTCGGTGATGGATACGAGCCCGAGATTTTGGGGCTCGACAGATTTGTTCGCGCCGTACGACCACAGATGTGGTGACGCTGGCGCCCCATATAGCTTCCAGTGCAGCGGATGCCACCGGCGCGCCTGGACTAGCCCACCATATGCCTTCACGAGCCGCAGGGCACGCTCGAGCCGGCGAGGCATGCGCCCCTTCGACCTGTAGAGATCAGAACGCTCTGCGGCGCGCGCAGGCCGCAGGCGGGCGTCTCGGCCGATCCTGTCCTTCCTGCCCATTGTCTCAACCCGAAGTCGCCGTTTCGTAACCGGCGAAACGAAGGGCGTCCTCATGGTTGAGACCACCCTTGTAGGACCCTTCCAGTTCGCACCAATCGGTGATGGTGCCATTCGCGTCGGACGCGAAGATGTACGTCTCTCCGCCAGGGACACGAGTCGACGCGCTGACGACCACATGCCTCGGCAGCGGACCACCCTCTTCGCACTCGTACAGGCGCTGAACCACACCGGGGGCCGTCCCCTGAATTTCTTTGATGAACGTCGCTTTCATTTTTTTATCCATTGTTTTTGTCTCGATTACGTCACCAACACGCATCCGTCGTTGCTGCTACCTGTTCTCTCGTGGGTGCGCAGCGCGGTCGGACCATTGTCGCTCCCAGGCCAGCACCTCATCAAACATAGCAAAAGAGTCTTGCATCGACGGACCTTGACCGTTCAGCCAAGCGCGCTTCGTATCCTCAAACGGAGGGCGCTCAGGAACAGGTTGCGGTACGCGGTACGGGTTCATGTTACCAACGGAACCAATCTTTCATCGCCTCACGCACACATGGACGACCGAAGTCAAAGTCTCATAGGCGACCATAAGTACTCTCATGCGTTGTGATTCATCCATCCACGCCTCACTCGCCAAATAAGCGTCACAAGGTGCTGACCACCGAAACGGTCATCGGACGAAGGTATGAGCCACGAAAGCGGAGCGCGTCCGCCATGTCGTCACGGTCGCGGCGCGGGAAAGACTCGATCTCATCAGCGAAGGAGGCGGCGACCGTAAACCGTTCCCGCTTCTTTTCTTCTCGCGCGTATTGCGCAAGCCTCGACCTGACCCGGCGACGTTCGATCTTGTCATCGGGTCGCGACGTCCAGACCTTCAGACCAAGGCTCGGGTGCGCTCCGTAGATCTCGCGACCAGAGCGAGTGCGTCGGCGACGTGGTGTCGTTACGTTGAGCCACGGCACGCACAGCGCGATGGTCGCGTTCTCGCCGGAACAACCACCGATCTCGACCTTGTACTCCGAATAGGAGTGCTCTGTCACAGCCGTATCGACCTTGTCCATGTCGAAGTCGAACGTCTCCGATCGGCTCTGACCACATACGTCGACACCTCTCACCGTCACGCCCATCGTCCCTCTCATCGTCCCTCCGTTGCGATCCGCATCCGCGGTACCTTTCGAGCATCCTGCTCGGCCGCTTCTTCCTCTTCGGCGCTTTCGTCTTCTTCGACGTCGGGTACCGCGACGACCACCGCCGGCACGTCGACTCGGAGCCGAGGAGCCTCGATGCGCACGCGCTGTGGATCAAGCGGTACCCGGTAGCCTTCCGCCGTGATGCGCTCCCACAGTCTCGGGAACGCCTCCTGAACGCGCCTCACTGCCTCCGAGGGGATGAGCTCGCCCTCGATGACGAACGTCGCCACGGACCCGTAGCGAACGTCCCCTGAGCGGTCCCAGCACGAGAGCATCGTCCACCCGTCCTTCACCTGATGGCGGAAGACGGCCTGCTCCTCTCGGTGGCGATCCTCGAAGTCCCAGCGGTGTGGCCGACCCCCGATCGGTCCCCAGTTCAGGTCGTCCAGTGTCCACGGTGTACCGCGCAGGTCGCGGTCGTACATCACGCTCCCGTCGCTGAGCTCCACCTTGCGGGAGGCGCCCCAGGTCTCTTCTCCATCGACGGGCCACACGCCGATCGCCAAATCTCCCGGCTCGTAGAGAAAGTGCCCAACGTGCCCCTGCCCAGAAGCTGGGTCACGTTCATCGCCGAAGAAGTAATTGCGGCCTTCTTTTCCCACAATCTCGATAGTAAGACCTCTGGTCTCGGTTGTCACGAAGTTGACGTTGTGCTTCCAAAGCGCAACGCGCATGTTGACACGGTGAGAGGTCGGACCATACATTGTCGCTCGGGTCAGGGAGGGCCCACGAGATGGTCATCGCCCACGAAGATCGCTCGGAGGAGGATCGCGTCGTCTTTTGGCGCATCGCAACAGCGGCAAGTAAGAAAGCAGCGCTGGCAGCCGTAACGCTCGGGGGTAATGCGCTCGCCGAAAGAATCACGGTAGCGCTGGCTCAAGCCCAGAGGTCGAGGATATGCGGACAGCTCGACGAGGCACTCGAGGAGTTGAGGTCGCTCGAGGGCGCAGTTCGCCCTGACCTCAGCGTTGGGCGCTCTGCGCAGCATGCTCTAGCCTATGCCAGGTGGTCTGACTACGGTCCCTTCCGAACGGCGGACAAGATCAAGATGGCGCGCTTGTGGCTCCTCATGGCAGAGGACTCTTTGCTGGCGCATGAGCGCATGGCGGTCACGCACGAACTTCCGAAGGCTTCTTGATGGCACGCAAGCATACTCGCATCGATCTCGACGAGACAAGCCCATTCGAGTCAGTGCGCAAAGCGCTTGGGATGACGCACACGCAGTTCGGGGAAGCGATAGGGACCAGCCGACAGGGAGCCAGCCAGCTCGCGGCTCGTGGTGATGAGGTGCTTCTCAGCACGCTGCGCGAGAAGCTTCGCTTGGCCGGGTTCGACGTGAAGATCGTTGCTGTACGGAGAGAAGGGACGACATGACTGGAGAGAATGTGTTGGGCGCGATCAACAACGCGAGCAAGTTGCTCATGGCCGGGATGGACCGCCTTCGTATCCGCGCCCGTGAGGCGATGGACAAGGGCCATGGGTGGGCCTTCTTCCTCTGCCCTGCGGAGATGATGGACCCTGGGGAGAATGCGGGGGCCCGCGTTCTGCGCGACGCCTGCCTCAAGACGGGCGAGCCGTGGGTTGAAATCTGCTCGATCAACCAGATCTTGAGCGGGTTCGGCAAGAACACGGATCACATCGACGCGATCCGGGAGGTTCTTGAGGCGCCCCTCGCCGAGGGGCGTGTTCGTGTCTGCGTCTACGACGGTCACCTCGCCATCACGGACGTCCTCATCGAGCCGATGGTCACGCCCACGAAGGGGGTGATGTCGTGAGCTTCGTCGTCGACAACATCGAGCGGCGGGTCATCGAGTGCGCGCAGCAATGCGGAGTCGATGTCGCTCTCGTGGAGCGCACAATCGAGGAAGCGCGGCGAGCATACGCGATGATGGCAGGAAACAACGCGCTCTTGCCCGCTGAGGCCATCGTAGAGCTTCTCGACATGCTCCCGGTGGCGAAGGCCATGCGCTCGGTTCTCGACGAAGAGGAGGAGGCATACAGGCTGAGGATCATCGAAAGCAGCGTGGCCGATATTGTGCCGATGCAACAATCCATCCACCAGCCTCTTCTGCTCGAACCATCGAACAGAGCGCGGTACCGACTCGGGACTGACGGGACGAGGAGGTGGTAGACGACATGGGACATGACCAAGAATTCTCGGACAAGCACGTGCATGCGGTCGTTGGCGTCATGCTGAACGATCATGGACGTGTTCTTGCCTTGGGTCGAAAACATGACCACAGCGAGCTCGGGTTCCCTGGCGGAAAGGTCGAGCCTGGGGAGACGCTCGAGCGGGCACTCGCGCGAGAGGTCGAGGAGGAGATCGCGGTCCGGCTTGTGTCCGCCATGAGGGTGTACGAAGGGCTCGACAATCCGAACGGGAACAACTGCGTCGCTTTCTTGATCACGTCATGGGAGGGGGAGCCGAGGTCCGTCGAGGGGCCGCCGCTCGACTGGATCTCACCCATCGAGCTCGTGGCCAAGTCGGGCGAGTTCTCTTCGTTCATCGCATCGACGATGGTTGCCGTGTGGAAGCACCTGCTGTCGTCGGCTGTAACGGACATCAGCCTCGGGGGTCGACGATGAAGCTCGTGAGACACGGTGACTTCCGGCCGCGCGGGATCGATGGCAGCGTAGAGATGTCCACGAGCACACCATCGGTCAGGAGGAAGGGGCGTCCCCCCAAGGATCCAATGACCGATGACGCGAAGCTCGTGCAGCAGGTGCTCGAGGCGACAGGGTGGTCGCGGGCAAAGCTGGCGCTCGAGCTCGGATGCACCGTTAGCAACCTGAGCCGGGCCAACGATCAGGGGCTCAAGCACTGGCGCGCACGACTCGCCGAGATCCTCAAGGAGGCACAGGGAGACCAATGAGCAGCATGCACATCATCTCAGCGCTTGCGATTGGTGAATCAACCGTCGTCCACGGCATGACCATACAGCGCGTCGGGCTGCTTCGTGGAGACGGCGCGTACCTCGTCGACGGGTTGCCGATGAGCTTCGACGATGCGGTGTCGCTGGCCGAATTGCACGCCGCCCAGGCGGAAGGTGGTCTCGGACATGCTGGCGCTGTCACTTCGCAACGCAATCCTCGACAGAGAAAGCGCCAGCATGTCCGTCACGGCGCCCACCGAGCGGCGCGATCATCGGCCAGGCAAAGGGCCGAGCTCGTCGATGCCATCTCTTTAGCCCTCGGCAAGGGCAGGCGTTTTGATTTGAGTCACAGGATCTTCGATCACCCAGATGGTGGGAAGGGCGAAGCCGTGATTGTCTCGCCGAGCGATGGCGAGGACGGTCACCTGGACGACACAATCAGGCTCCTCATGGCTGCCCAGTTCCACGCCGAGCGATGGCTTGGAGGCGGAGCGATCGTCGTGTCGTGGAACGACAAGGCTCTCGTCGCGCCGCGCAGGACCGTTCAAAGGAGACCGAGGTGATTCATCCTGATCTCCTCTCCGTGGCGACTAGCGTCCGCGCACGAACCGAAGCTCTCGTCGTCGCCGCTGGATTCAAGACAAGCCAGCGGACTCTTTTCGGGTGTTGCGAGTTCGCTAGCTTCGGACTGGTGGAAGCAGCTCGTGAAGCTGGCTTCCGCGGCATCTACGTCGTCGAGGGACTGTACAACGACCACCGGGACCAGGCTCACTTCTGGTGCCAGATCGGCGATGTCGTCGTTGACCTGACGGCGACGCAGTTCGTCGAGGATGCCGAAAGCGTGTCGCTTGCTCGCGTTGGTTCGGCCCCATATGCACACTTTCGTCGAAGATGCCCGAAGCCATCGCGCATCATGGCCCACGTGGTGCGACGATGCCGGATCGCTCCAGGATGGTGGCGTGAAGGTGCGCCATTGGTCGAGCCGCACGTGGAGCTCCAGGAAGCGTCGTGACCTGCCACCGTGTCGATCTTCCAGGTGGCGGCATGGCCTTCGTGTGCACGAGGGGAAGGACAAGAAGATGTCGTTGTGGTCGACCAGCTACGGCATTGTGCGACTATCCGCTGGCAGGGAGAAAGAAGGGGACAACATGCAACACGGCGCTCTGCGCCTCATGCTCTGCTCGCTGGGACACGTCTCTGCCAGTACAGCCGTCGCCAGACTATCGCGCAAAGCACGGAGAGCTCGACCTGTGCTTGGCTCACCACAGGATCGTGCTCGCCGGAAACGGTCCAGGGTTCTTTCTGCTGATCGGTGAGCTGAGCATCACCAGTCCAGGATCACGACTCGCATCGAAATTGATGGCCTTGACCATCACCGACAGGGCCATCGAGCTCATTGCCTCGGCCGAAGCCGGCGAGGCTCGCGTCGCACGCGGAGATCTGCCGTCGGCGACCGTGCGTAGGTTGCGCGTCATGTCGACGGCCATGCGCGAACTTGCCGCGAGCTACACCACGATCGGAGCCGAGGTGTGGAGCGCGGAGCATAGGTGCATCGAGATCTTGACCAACGGAAAGACAAAGGCAACAGCCCCATGGCCGAAACATTGATTGGTAACAGCCCCACGACACCAGCCCCTCCACCGAAGAGCGTGACGGAAGGTCGAGTCGCCGAAGTAATCGACCGCGTGTGCCTCCTCATGGATGGGTCGTGTCCTAATTCGGTCCCGGTTGTCCTAGTTCGCCGTTAACGCTTTGGCGCTGTCGTATGGTTCCCCTGCTCGCAAGAGCATAGACGCCGCCCGGTGTGGATACCGCCACGCCCGGGCGACTGCTCCGAAACCCTCACG